CGATCAGCGTGATGGCAATGTTCACGACGATCACCACGACGCTGACGACCACCCCGAGGATCACCAGGCGCGTGTTCATGCTGTCACGCTGCTCCGCGCGCTCCGCCGTCACCGCCGCCGTCCCGCCTGCCCCCGTGTCCAGCCGGGACGTGAGCCGCAGTTCGAGTGTCGCGACGCGTTCCGCGTTAGCGGCCACCTTGTCCTCCAGGGCCTTGTGCGCCGTGCTGTACTCGGTGCGCGGCATGAAGTTGGCCGCCTGGTCGGTGAGTGCCTGGCGGAACTCGTTCACGCTCTCGAACCGTTTCTCATTGGCGCGCTCCGCCGTGGCGACGGCTTTCTCCGCGCTGGTCAGCGCCGTCGCGACGGCTTTCTCCGCCGCGACGAACGCCGCGTCAAGCGCTTTCGTCTGAGTGGCGTACCGCTCGTCGAGCAGCACCCGCAGCGCCCGCAGCTCCGACTCCAGCAGCTCGCGTACCGCCAGCAGCTCACGCCGCCCCTGCGCGGTTGCCCGGTTGAACGCCTCCTGCGTCAGCTCGGTCGGGTCGGGAACCGGGACCCACCCGTTCTCGCGTCCCTCGCTCATGACTTACCCGAGCTGTCCAGCCCACAGCAGCGACAGCGCGTTGTCGAACGCGAACACCGTAGCCGAGTTCACCGTGCCGTCACCGCCCTGCCGCACCGTGCCGAAGTAGACACCCGCCTGCGTGTTCAGGTAAGCGATCGTCTGGAGCGCCCACGCCGCGTCGGTCTGCGCGCCGGGGTTAGCCGGGTTGGCGGCCGTGTTGTCGTACCCGATCCGCGTCAGGTAAGCGATGCCGTTGCCCTGCCCGTTGACCTGCGTGTCGAGTCGCTTGACTTTCGACATGAGGTTCCGAATCGTGACGGCGATGTCGGTCAATGACGCGTCGATGGTCTCCTTGGTGGCCTGCGAGCCCACTCCGGTTGACATGTCTTACGCTCCTAGTCTCTCGAATGTTGAGGCTACTCCCGACACGAACGGGGCATTCCCGGCAGCCCACGTGGCCGTCAGGGAGAACGTGGTCGCGGCGGTGGTGTCGATAGCTATCGCGACGCTGCTCATGCCGAACCCGGTCAGGCTGCTGGTCGCGGTGATGCTAGCGGAGTTCGCGGTGAGGGTCACCTTCGTGTAGAACCGCGCTGTGCCGCTGCTGCCGGTCGTGACCACGACCATGTTGCACTCAGCTTCCCAGACAGCATTCAGGCTGGTGCCGAGCGTCGCCGCCGCCCACTGCACCAGCGCCTCGTTGAGGCCGAACCCGTTGATCTGGTACCCGAGGTTGCCGCCGACAGTCCCGTTGGTGACGACACCCCACGTCTTGAGCCGGTAGCAGGTGGCCACCTGCGCGTCATTCGCCGGGATGGGCCACGCCGCCGTCATGTTCTGAAAGCCGGTAGTGGAATTCGTGAACGTGCTGATATTGCTCTGCGTCTGCGGGAGGCGCCCCACCATCCCGCTGTGACTCACGATCGAGGGGATACCGCTGACACTGTTCGCGAACAGGATGGAGTTAGCCGACGCCGGGGTCGCCGGGGTCGCCTCACCGACAAGCAGCACGTCACCGCCAGCACCCCCCGCAACCAGCGAGTCGATCCGCTGGTGAGCGTTCGCGACCTTGCTGCTCAGCGTCTGGATGTTCGTCATCACGCCGCCGCCTTCGGGGTAAGCGCCGTGAGCACGTTCGCGAGCGTACCGAAGTACGACTGGAACGGCGTGACCGCGAGCTGGTCAGCGTCAGCGTCATAGCTCACCGCGCCGACCGGGAACGTGACCGGCCCCGGTATCAGCTCCGCCCCGTACGGGCCGTCAGCGAAGATGAGCTGCGCGACTTCCCCGGCGTGCTCCGTACCGAGGTCAACCGGCGAGCCGCCAACCGTCATGTAGTCACCGAACGGCACGGTGAACGCCGACGCGAACGAAGCCGCCTGGTACTTGCCGAGCGCCGTCGCTGCCTTCGCGTTCGCCGCCGCACCGCTCATGACGCCCGCCGACGACAGGTCCCAGTAGTCCTCAAGCCGGTCGTGCGCCGCGATCGACGCCGCGTTAGTCGAGAGCCCGAGCCCGTACGTCGCAGCGACGGTGCCCGCGTCAGCGGTCGCCTCGTACCGGGCGTACAGCGCGTTGATGTACCCGGCGACCGTCCGCGCGGCGGGCACCGTCGTGACGAGCAGCCGCGTCACCGTCGTGGGGATCGGGATCAGGTCCACCTGGAGCCCCGCCTGCACCCGGTGAACCCGCCACGTCTGCGAAGTCGGGGACGCGATCTGGTTGAGGAACGCGCCGACGTCGAGCGACCCGGAATCCTGCGGCTGACTCAGGTCACCCCCCGTCACCGTCCCCTTGATCCACCGCAGACCTCGAGTAATTGCCTGGTTGATCACGTCGTCTGCGGTGCCCGTAACCCACGGTGGCGTGTAGACGGCCCGGAAGCGGGCGCCCCAGTTCCCTGCGCCGTCGCCGCTCAGCGCCCACCCGGAGCCGTTCGGTACGGGGGTGAGCAGTGACCCCTCGTACTCGATTGTGCCGCCCTTGAGGACGCAGACGCGGCGGCCGACGCCGAACGCCTCGTGCTGCTGCGTCTGGTCGTACTCAAGGTTCAGGGTCATCGCGTCGCTGCCGCCTGGCATCGTGTCGGCGTATACCAGCGAGTCAACGCCGCCGAGGTCGTTCAGGTAGTAGCGGCCGGTGCCGTCAACCCGTGTCGTGTAAACCTCCTCGCCGGCCATCAGTACAGGCGCTCCATCCACCAGTGAGGGATGTACTCGCCGTCGATGCCAGGCTGCCCGCTGGGCGAGTAGACGGTGAACTGGTTGACACCCGGTTCAAGCATCAGCGGGCCGCCGCTGCTGTCGGTGGCTGACAGCACCGACACCGCCGCCGAGCGGTCAGCGACCGAGCCGAGGACACGGCCGATCCGCGTGGACAGGCCCGGCGCGTCAATCCAGTAGTCGGTGTAGCCGCCGCCCGGCAGGTTGATGAGGACGAGCTGCCCGGAGCTGTCAACTAGCAGCAGGTCAAGGAAGCGGTCGCTTGTATCCCCGGAGAGAAGCGACACGGTGTAATACGTGTCGGTGTTGTCCTGCGCCATGTCCTTGACCGGGAGGGTCACCTGCCCGAGGTTCACAATCCCGTTGAGGACGTTCGCCGGGGTCACGCTCTGGTTGACGGCAGCCTGGCTGACCGCGCCGCCTGCCTGCTCGTACTGGCGGATCGTCGCGGTGACGCTACGGGCGCCGCTGCCGTCCCAGGACTGGTTCACCGCGTAGACGGTGAACGTCCCGTTGTACCGGGCGTTGAACCCGTCGACCGTCCCGATCTGGTACTCACGCCCGTCCGGGGGGTCACCGCCGCCGCCGACTGAGATGACCGTCTGAGCCAGGTTGTTGACCGTGCTCTTACGCGACGGCATGTGCACCAGCAGCGTCGGGAAGTTCCCCTGAGTCGAGTACGTCGTCAGGACCATCTTGATGTTGCCCTGCGCGCCCTTGGCACCGAAGTAGCCCTTGTTCGTGACCGCCGCCGCGCCGCCGCCGCCGCCGGGGAAGTAACCGGGGTACCCGGAGCCGCCGCCGTGCTGCTGCCCCGGGCCGCCCGCGCCGCCGACGACGCCGAGCGACCCCGCGACGCCGCCGAGCCCGTTCACCGGAGCAGTGCCGCCGTTAGGCCCGACACCGCCGTCACCCGCAGCCCCTGCACCGCCGCCGCCGAAGATCGACGCCTGGTTACCCGTGCCGCCTGTGCCGCCGCTGTTGTGGTGCGCGTTACCGGAGCCGCTGCCGCCTGCGCCGCCTACGCCGTTGCTGTAGTCAGTCGTGAGGCGGTTCACCCCGCCTGTCCCGCCGTGAGCTGTCACCGTCGTCGTCGTCCCGGCGAACGTGGTGGTGCCGCCGTTGCCGCCTGATGCCAGCGTGTTGTTCGGCACGCCCCCTGCGCCGATCGTGTACGCGTGCGGCCCGGAGGGGGTCAGGTCAAGGTTCAGCTCCCATGCGGTCTCAGCGCCGCCGCCGCCGCCGCCCGCGCAGCGTGTCGGCTGGCAGGTGCCGCCAGAGCCGCCGCCTCCGGTGCCGAGGACCGTCCCCTGTAGCCCCCACGACAGGTACAGGTCGTCGAGGTAGTGAATCTCGCTCGTGGCCGGGGTGGTGATGGTGACGATCATCCGGCAGAAAGCCGCGGTGGCCGGGGCGGTGACCCGCCCGGAGATGAACGTCCACACTGACGTGCTGTCGGTCACCCCGCCGATGTTGACGAGGCTGACCGCCGCGCCGCCGGAGGTGAAGAACTGCGCCCCGAGCGTGACCGTCCGGGGAGTCGCCGCTGCCCGAGCCCAGCCGCTCAGCGCGATACGGTCACCCGGCTGGCACGGCACCCCCAGCGACGTCACCGACGATGCCGGGAACGACGCGGCCACGGCGTTGCTGCCGCCGGATGACGGCACGACCGACATCGACGACGGGAGGCTGTGCGCCTGCGCCGACGAGTTCGTCAGCACCGCGTTCGTCGCTATCCCGTCGCTGCCGATCCAGTCACCGATCGACCCGTGCTCGTCGAAGTCCGCCGAGTCCGATGACAGCCAGTTCGGGTTCGCGGCCGGGGCAATCCAGTTGTACGCGTTCCCCGGTGTCCCCGGCAGGTTGAAAGACTGCGTGCTCGACACGTACGACTTGAACCCGAGCTGGCAATGCAGCGACAACGGCGTCGGGGCAGTGCCCTCAATGCCGTACAGGACGTAGTCGCCGCCACGGTCGCTCACCGACCGCTTGGGGCCAGCGGTCGGTGTCGCGATCAGCCCCGCCAGGTACCCGCCGGTCTTGAAGTGCAGGAACTTCCCCGCGACCTTGACCTGCTGCTCAGACCACGCCTTGACCTGGTACGACGCGACCGACTCATAGCGGAACAGCTTGTCGCCCTGCGGGATCTTCACCGACAGCCGGTTCCAGAACGGGAACGACGGGTTGTTACTCGCATGGCACACCTGCTGGAAGCCGAACACCAGCGAGTGCCCGGAGCTGTCCGTCAGCGTCACGGAGAAGTGAGTCAGGCCCTTGTTCCACAGCCGCCAGTCACTCGACGGGACACCCATCCCGAGCCAGAAACTGAGCTTGTCCCTGTTCGTGATGTCAGTCGCGGCACCGAGCACGTGCGAGTACCACAGCGGAGACGCCTTGTCGCTGATGTCATGATTCCACCGGGCGGAGAAACTGAATGCCGCCGTCGTCGTCGTCTGCGACCACCAGGTGGGCTGCGTCGTGGAGCTGACCGTCGAGTAGTCGTCGAGCGTCACCTGCGTGTAGAAGTTGCCGCCGCTGCCGAACAACTGGTACGGGCCGATGACGCCCGCCGTGCTGACGGCGATCGCATCGAGGTTGTAGTTCCACGACACGCCCGCGCCTGCGTTGATGATCCCGAACTGGTAGCTGGCCGGCACGCCGTTGGTGTTGAACGTCGCGGCGCTCGTCTGAGTCTCAACCGGGGTAGCGGAGTCCATCGAGAGGAACAGCGACATCGAGACTTGCCCGATCGACCCGTCACCCGTGACGTAGCCCTCGATCCGCACCCACTGGTTCAGCGGGATCGGGTTGGTGGTGGCGATCACGTTGGTGGATGCCCCGGCGTCCATCTGGAGCAGCCGGCCCGTGGTCAGCTTCAGGTTCGCGATCGTCGCCGCGCCTGCCGTCTGCACCGTCATGAGCGTCGCCGTGGCACCGGGTGCGGCGTTCAGGTTCACGTACAGCCGGAACCACTGCGTGGGCGCAGACCCCGGAGCACCCCATATGAGCTTCACCGACTGGTTAGACGCCCCGGTACTGCACAGGCAAGACAGTGTCCCGTGACTCACCGGGGCGTTGTCGAACGTCGCGGTGGCCGTCGAGCCGAGCGTCACGGCGGTGAACGGCGTCTCGAACGGGAAGTTGAACGTAGCCGCCGTGTTCAGCGTAGTCAGCGCCGTGCCGTTGCTGCCGGTACCGAAGTCCTGCAACTGATAGACCGGCTGCTGTGACGCGTCGAGGATCGGGGAGTCAAACGCGATGTGGCTGGTGACGTCGGAGCGGCCCCACGGGTACGCCTCGAAGCTGATCATCAGCGTCATGGTGAGCTGCTTCTCAGCTTTGTAATTGGCGTTCACCACGATCGCCTTGGAGTGCCAGCAGTCGAACACCGTCTCCCGGCTGGTGTCCGTCCCGTCCGGTGACCACACCAGCTCAAACGAGTCAACGTTGACCGCTTGCATGAGCGCTTCCCGCGCCGACGTGAGCGTCAGCCGGTCAGCCGCAGTCGGCTGCCCGCCAGGCCCGGTGCCGTACACCCGGATCGTGACCGGGATGCTCATGCTGCGGTTGCTGTAACGGTGACCTGACGGGCGCTCACCATCACCCATCATCTGAATCGTGAAGTCGATCACCGGCTGCGGCGTCCCGAAGTCGTACGCCTCACCGAGGTTGAAGATCGCCCCTGCGCACTGCGGGAGCTGCGACGGGTTGCTGCCGCCCAGCAGCTCGAACAGGCGGCACAGGAGCAGGCTGTCAGCCATCAGCTCACCTGCGTCATGCCCGGCCAGCCGACAGCCGTCTGCACCCCGTGAACAGCCGGGTTAGGTGCCGGGGGCACCCACGCCTGCACTGACCGCATCCCGCCGGGAGGCGTGTAGCCCTTCCCCTTGACCTGCGCTGACGCCGGGTCGAGGATACCGGTCGTCACCCCGTCAACCTGGAGGACCAGGAACTGCGGCACGATCCCGCCCGCGATCGGGTTGTACACCTGCTCCGTCTTGCTGCCGTCAGCCGACTTGTACGTCCACAGCGTGAACCCCGTCTGGTCTCTCACCGTGCACCCGCCCTCGCCGCGTACGCTTCCTGGCCCGCTGGTGCCTTGACCGCCTTCGCGACCCCAGCCGCCGTGCGCGCCGAGCTGTTCTCGACAGCCTGCCGCAGCGCCCGGAGTTCCGCAAGGAGCGGGTCGTCGTTACGCGGCACGACGCGCTCACCCTCACCGATTGAGTACCTGCGCCCCGACGAGCCGATGCCGAGCACGTCCTCGGGGAGCATCCCGCCGAGCCGGTAACCGCGGACCTTGCCGCCCTTGCCCATGAACGACGACGCAAGCTGGATGCCCTGCGAGTGGATGTCACTGACCCCGAACCGCTCGACGCCCTTGCCCCACTCCTGAGCCGCCTGAGCCACCGACGTCGCCCGGAACATCTGCGCGATCACGCCCGAGTCACCCGAGCTGGTCACGAACCTGAGAATCGCGGGGAGCTGCGTCTTCATGCCACCGAGGAAGTCAGAGTTGCTGATCGTGCTGATCGGCGTCCACCCGATAAGCCCACGACCGCCGCCGCCCTGAGCGAACGGGTTCCACGTTGACTCTCCCCAGATCGACGCGGTGGCACCCGCTGCGGCGATCTTGTTGCCGCCGAAGAGGTTCTTCAGCAGGTACTCGTAAAGCTGCTTGCCGTTGGCCATCTCACCGGCTGACGAGCCGATACCGGGGTCACCGCCGCCGATGCTGCCGGGGGCGAGCTGGTTCGGGTTCACGGTGTGGATCTTCGCGGCGAGCGCCTTGATCACCGCCGGGGGCATCTGCGCGAGCATCTTGCCGACCCCGGAGTCGGTGCCGGGGATCTTCTTGACCAGCGGGTTCACGAGCCCGTTCAGCACGCCGGTCATGATGTCAGCGGTAGCGTTGCGCAGGTCAGCCCAGATAGCCGACGCGCCCTTGGCCGCCAGGTTGACCCCGGCCTTGATGAACCCGGCGATGCCCTCCGTCGCCCCGGACACGCCGGGGATCTGCACGATGTCAAAGATGGAGTCAGGCACCGACTGCGGCCCGGTGCCGAGCTGCTGGTCCAGTGCCGCGAACCCGGTCCCGCGCCCGGTGACGAACCCGACGTGCCCGCCGTTGCTCTCCACGTACAGGTCACCCGGCGACATCTTGCTGTAAGACTCCTTCGGCCACGACAGGTAGTCCCCGGCGACAGGCCCGTGGACCTTGCTGTTCCACCTGACGCCGTGCGGCAGCCCGACGCCGAACATCCCGAGGATCATGTTCACGAACGACGAGCAGTCAAACCCCTGCTGCGGGTTCGCGGCCCCGCCCCACACGTAACGGTGCCCGGCGTACGTCTTCGCCTTCGCGACGACCTCACCGCCGCCGGTGAACCCCGGAACCCCCCAGGCCGCCAGGTCCGCACGGTGCGCGCGAGTCGTGTTCTTGTCAACGACCGCCTCACCGGGCTCCAGCATCGCCGGGCCGTTGCCCTTGATCCACGCCGGGACGATGTCACCCCCGCCGAAGCCGGGGATGCGCCCGCCGCTCTTGAGGTGCCAGATCGGGAGCTTCGGCAGGTGCAGCGGTGACGCCACGTCATTCCAGAAGCGAGCGATGCCGCCGTCGTACACCGTGTTGACGATGTACTTGACCGGCTTCAGGACGACGTTCTGGATCTGGTTCCAGATACCTGGCAGGTCGTTCACGAACGCGTTGAAGGTGTTCTTCACCGACCCGATGAACTTGTTCTTAATCCAGTCGTCAGCGACCTGCACCAGGTGGACTACCCGGCCGATCGTGTCGCTGTAGATCGTGTCCCAGATGTGGGCGATGTCGTGGCGCAGGCCGTCGAAGATATTCGCCGTCCCGTGACGGAAGTCAGTGAACGTCCGCTCGGCGTCGTGCCCGATACGGATCGCCGTCCCGACCGTCGCCCCGTACATGTCGTTCCAGATGGTGCGGGTGTCGCGCAGCATCACGTCAGACGCGTGCGGGACGCTCTTGGTAAAGAAGTTGACCAGCGGCGCGAGCGCGTTGGTGTAGATCGCGTGCCACGCCGCGATGATCGTCCGCGAGATCTCAGGCCAGTACTTCACCGTCGCGCCGACGAGCAGGATGATCGCCGTGGCGATCGCGATCACCGGGTTGGCGTTGATCAGCAGCAGCGCGCCCTCAAACGCGTACATCGCGAGGACCGCGAGCTTCACCGGGCCGGGGATCTTCTGGATCAGCCCGATGATCGTCTTGATACCGAGGACGAACAACCCGCTGATGAGCTTCGCTACCGGGGCGATCGCCCTCCCGAGGTTCGTGATCCAGGGCACGCCCACCTTGATCAGCCACGTCGCGAACAGCGTCAGGTAAGGCAGCAGCTTGACGCCGATGTTAGCGATCAGGTCCTTGATCGTGCTGATGAGCTGCTTCTGGACACCAGTCCACGACCTGGTCGCGGCGGTGCCCTCCTTGCCGAACTTGCTGTTCAGGATCGACTGCGCCTGAGCGAGGTTCTGCGCGAGCGTCGCGGACTTCGGCAGCACCTCGATGTTCAGCTTGTTGTAATCGCTGATGTTCCCGGCGAGCGCACCTGTCACGAGCTTGTGCGCCTGAGCGAGGGTGAGGTGATTCGCCGCCGCGAACTTAGCGAGCCCGCCCGACGCGCTGATACGGTCGTTCAGCAGCTTGGACGCGGACTCCAGCGCCTTCGCCTGAGTAGCCCCGGACACTTGCGTGACACCGAGCGCCTTCAGCGTACGAGCCGCCGTGCCGCCGCCCATCGTCATTTTCTGGAGCACCTGCGCGTAGTCGCCGCCAGTGACCGCCGCGACGTTCATCGCCGCCTGCTGCACCTTCAGCGCCTCCGGGAGCGGCACCCCCGCGTTGATCAGCTTGACGAGGCTGTTCTGCACGTTGTCCTGCGTCACGCCGTACTTGGCGCCAGCGTCGATCGCAGCCTGGATCAACGGCTGGCTCGCCTTCAGCGACAACCCGTGCGACTGCTCCGCGGCCTTCAGCAGCAGGGTTGACTTCTGGAGCTTCGCCCCCTCGTCGATCAGTGACTTGAAGCCCTCGTAGATCCCCGCGATGCCGAGCAGCGCAGCGCCCCCGGCGAACGCTGACTTGAGCGACGATGACATGCCGCCCGCGAACTTCTTCCCGGTGTCCTCGCCCGCCTTCTTCGCGACGGTCCCGGTCGAGGCAGTCTTCAGGCCCGTCTCCGTGTCTTTCCTGACCTGAGTCGAATCGACGCGCAGCCGCACGAAAGCCTGAGCCAGCCCCACTAGATCAGATCACCTCCGACTGCCTCAACCGCCGCCAGGACTTCCATCCGGCGCCGCTCCGGGTCCGCCGCCGCCTTCACAGCGGCCTCTGCCATGTCCTCCCTGATCCGCACGCTCGGCGGCTCGTAATCAGCGGTGTCAGCGCCCGCGTGCTGGGCGAGCAGCGCCAGGAACCGCAGCTCGTCATCTCGCTCCTGCCGCTTCCGCATGAGCATCTCCGACACCGAGCAGAGCTGCGACAGGGTTACCCCGCTGCCCGCTGGCCACGGACGCGCCGTGTCCCGGCCGGCGTCTGACGCGGGCGCGCCGTCCCCTGCGCCCTCGGCTGCTGATGGTCCTTCGGCGCCGGGATGATCGTCACCTCTCCGGTTTGGAATGAGATAACTTTCTGTATCCGCTCGTCCCTCTCCTCGGGCCCATTCGAGGAGGGCGAGGACGGCACCGTAGGGCGGCCGGCCTCCTCCTCCGTCGCCGCCTGCACCCGGTCGTTGATCAGTTGCATGATCTCGACCTGCACCTCGTCGGTGGTCTCGTTGATGCGGACGTGCCTCCGCAGCCGCTCGTACTCGGCCTGCCCCATCGCCATCAGCAGCGACTCACTCATGGACGCGACGACAGCGGCCATCGCCTCCGGGTTCGCCTCCTGCTCCTCCGGCGTCTCCGGTGCGTTCGACACGCGCCGCGCGAGGTCAGACACGTCAAGCATCGACAGCCGGCCCTTGCACTCGAATTCCTCGTCGTCGAGCTTGAACTTGAATCCCTTGAGGGGATTGACGTCCTCGGCTGACTTCGGGTTCTTGGGCTTCGACGTGAACTCTCGCACGGCAGGTACCTCCTGAGGGATCAGGCGCGCGCCGTAGACAGGATCGCCTTGAACAGCCGCGATCCGGTCGCTGGCTTCTCAAGGTTGAATGTACAGGCGATAGTCGCGTTCGCCGCGCCCTTGGCCCTGGTGATCTTCATCGTCCCGGCCTGGATGCACTGACGGTAGATCCACCTTTCGGTGTGATCCTCGCTCTCGAAGCCGAGCATCGTGCGGACCTCAGTACCGAGGTCAGGCGGCTCGATCGACACGTAACCCGAACCGGACGCGAAGACACCGCCGTTCATCGCGATGTTCAGGTTCGTGCGGGTGAGCTGCGACAGGTTGAACGTCACCGTCGAGGTACGACCCGTCGTGGTGTTGACCACCGGGTCAAGCTCCTCGGCCACGAGCACCTGGTCGACGTTCAGCGCGTAGTCGAACTCCGACCCCGCCTCGGTGTACCCGAGCGCGAGCCACGCAGCCGAGATAGCGGTCCACCCCGGTACTCCGGGTGTGGTCAGGTCGGTCACCTCAGCGGTGCCGAGCGGCGCTGCGAACAGGTAACCCGGCCCGAGCGCGAGACCAGTAGGGGATCCACGTGCCATCGGTCACTCCTCCTTCTTGCCCGGCGCTTCGGCCGGCTCAGCGGGCGCGGAGTCGCCCTCGGTGTCGTCCGCTGCCTGTTCCGGCCACGGGTGCACGTAGTCGTGCCAGCCGAACTTCTCCACGTGCTCGACGGGCACCCGGTCCCCGGCGTTGAACGCCCGCACCGGGAACGCCTCCGCGCCCATCTCGGTGCTGACGGGCAGCGTGCGGTCAGCGACGTACCAGGCGACGGCCGGCTGCGGCTGCCTCACCTTGCGAGCTGTCATGTCACGCACCTCCGGGCAGGACGAAAGCGCCGATCGTCACCGACGCGAACGGGACACAGGCGATGTTGACGTTCCCTGACGCGTCCCCGAACGGGTTCTGCGGGAACGGCCCGTAGATACGGTCGCCGGTTGTCACCTCGACGACGGGCGCGAGCACCACCGGGGAGATCGTCGTGCCGCCCTGCCCGGTTGAGGCAGGCGGCGTCACGGTCACGGCGACCGTTCCGGCGTTGGTCGACTTCACCCGCAGGAACGTGTTCGGCCCGGCCGGGAACGTATCCGGCCCGGCGGTGGCGGCGGTCATCGCCGTCGTCATGTTCGCGCCTGCGCCGCGCGTCGCGATAACTGGGACGAGAGCGGCCATGTCAGCCTCCTGGGAAGATGAACGCGGCGACGGTGATGCCAGCCCCGTTAGCCGCGCAGGCGAAGTTGACGTTGCCGTTGGCGTCGGCGAACGGGATCTGCGGGAACGGCCCGTACAGGCGGAACCCGGTGGTGATCTCAACCACCGGGGCGAGCGCGAGCGGCCCGTCCGTGGTGCCCGCGTCGTCTTGCCCGGCGGGCGGAGTCACGGTCACGGTGACGGTACCGCCGGTCGTGTTGCGGACCCCGAGGTAGGTGTTCGGGCCAGCCGGGAACGTGTCAGCGGCGGTGCTCACCGCCCATGCGGCACCAGCCGTATCGAGCCGCCCGCCACCTCCCGTACGGCTCACGGTCGCGGGAACGAGTGCTGTCATTGCTGCCTCACTTCAGGAGAACGAAGTCAGCCGCAGTCTGGAAGCAGTACTGCTCACCGGCATCTGCGGGCTGCGGGACGTAAGCGGGTTCGACGACGTTGTCGGTTGCCAGGACCGTGACGCCCGTCGCGCCGCACGGCTCCGGGCAGCCGCGCAGCTCGTGGAACGCCGACGCGAGATCAGCGGCAGCCTGCTCGGCGGCCTCAACCGTCCCGGCGTACACGTACGCCTGTACCCGCGCGATCGAGGGATTGCTCGCCTCAGCGACGAGGCTGCCGAGAGTCCCGGCGGTCGTGCGCGACAGCAGCGCGTACGGGCCGTCAGCCGGTGAGCGGACACCGTACCCGGCCAGGAACGCGCCGTTCTTCAGGGAGCTGAGGCTAGAGCGGGCGTTGATCCACGCCTGCACCGCGACTTCCGCTGCCACGCTCATACGTGAATCGTCCCCCCCATCGACTCCGCGGCTTTCTCGATAAAGTGGACCGCCTTCGTTCCGGGGTGATCAACGTGCGGGCCGAACACCTGCCCCGTCGCCCGGTTCCGCAGCGGCCACGACCCGTGTGAGTCGATGCTGTGCGGCTTCGTGCCGTCGTTCACGTACGGCCCGTAATCTGCGGTCGGCCCCACGATGACCTCACCAGGCCCGACACGGAACGCGTGGATGCTGCTGCGCAGGTACCCGGACGGGCGCAACGGGAAGTCACCGGGGTACCTGGTGCCCCCCGGTACCGTCGCACCGCCGGTCGCGTACACCGGCTGCACTCGCGACACTGGGGTGAGGGCCTTCATCGTGACGACGAGCCGCCCCGCGAAGATATCCATCGCCGCGACCGACTCGGCACCCTCCGCAGCCCACAGCTTCACCGCCGCGTTGTCCCACTCGACGCGCAGCTCCCCGGCCATGCCCTCACCTCCTCACTGGAATGTCGTCGGCGGACCCGTGATCGGGAACGTCGGCAGGTAGTCAGCACCGGAACCCGGCGACTTGTCGCCCCACGGCGCGGGCGCGGGAGACGTCCAGATCGGCAGCAGGTCAACCGCCCCGCCGCCGACCTCAACGGCGAGCGCCTGCCGCAGCGTCGTTATCGAGTCCTTCGCCCGCTGGTCGAGCTGCATGTACAGGCGGATGTCCGCATCCCGGTTCGGGTACGCGATCTCGATATCCGCCGCCGCCCGCCACTCAGCCGCCGACCGTGCCGCCCACTGGATCTGCTCCGACGCCGGGGGCACCACGGGGAGTTCACCGACCTGCCCGAGCACCCACGTCACCGCGTCGTCGATCACCGACTGGGCTTGCGCGTCAGAGGGTGTCGTGTTCGCGGTGAACGTGCCGAGCTGCTTGTCACTGCCCCGCACGGTGTTGTCCCTCGTCCGGGTGGGCACATGCCGGGCTACATCCGAGAGCACAGGAGCCCAGGATTCGCCCGGCATGACTACGCGCCCTTCCGCTGTGAAGCCGCCTGCGTCGCTGTGTGAGTCGTCTGGGCGGTGCTGGTCGCTGGCTTCGCGTCAGGCTTCAGCGCTGAGTCCTTCGGCTTGTCCGGTACCGCCTTCGGCCGCTCTCCCATCTCCGGCTCAGGCTCAGCCTTGATCAGGCCCATCGCCAGCAGGTGCTCGATCTTCCCCGGGTCGATCTTCGCGACGTCAGGCGGGAGCTGCGCGAACTCAGGCAGGCCGATGACCTGGATGCCGTCACGGGTCTGCGTCTTGACGTTGATCAGCGGGGCGATCACCGTGTACGTCGTCATGCGAAACGTCCTCTCTGAGGGGCCTGGTAGGTGTGTGGGTCAGGCGGACTTGATGTAGCAGGCCGACGCTGGCTCCTGCACGATCGGGACGGTCTTGCGGCGGCCCTGGAGGTCCCAGGCGTCGTTCGGCTCCAGGCGGATCGACTTGATCTGAACCGCGAGCTGGTCCATCGCGTAACCGGGGGCGTCGTCCATCTCGTCGGCCATGCCGCCGAGCTGCGTCGAGTCGAGGACGTACGGCTGCACCGTCGCGCCCGTCCACCCGTAGGGGGACACGACGATCGTGAGCCCGGCGAGGATTTCGAGCTGCCCGGTGTACACCGGGTTGTCGGTCGTCTCACGCCGCAGCGCGTTGGTGACCGTCTGGTCGGACATCATGTACGCGTACCTGGTGTCGTCCACGAGCAGCGTGTCCGGCTTGTAACCCAGGTTCTGCCCGTAGATCAGCGCCTTCGCGAGGAGGACATCCTGGATGATCGTCCGTGTCGTCGCCACCGACCACGCCGAGGCGGTCGTGTAGCTCTGCGTCACGTTCGACTGGATCACGGACATCGCCGTGTTGTCGACCTGCTTGATGATGCTGTTGACCGTCTTGCGGAGCGCACGGTCGACCGTCTGGCCGGCGTACACGTTACGAGCGACTTCCTCGTCCGTGACCCGGACCTTCTGGCCCCACTTGCTCACCGCCGCGATACCGGCGGTGCCGGTCGGCATGTTCGCCATCGGGTACTCAGCACCCGGACCCACAGCCTCAACGGCACGGTCAGTCGTGAACGGCTCCGACAGCTCGTACAGGGCTGCGCCGCCGCTGGTGCGGAACCGCTGCGTGAGGAGCTGGTCCGCGATGAACCGCAGGTCACGGTAGTCCCTCAGCCGACGCCGGATCTGCGTCGGGCTCTGGAGGAACCGGCTAATAGTTTCGAGGTCGCCCGACAGGGTGGGCGGTGGAGCCGGGTAAGAACCAGGCATCTGTCATTCACTCCTTCGTCCCTTGACGGGCTTGCGGATTCTCCCGGCAGGTGCCGGGGAGTCGCGGGCTACTTACCGAGCCACTGCACCTTGACGCCGGTCGCGCCGCCCTTGATGACGGTGCCGAGCATCGAGTTGACGGCGACGGTGGTCGCGGCGATGCCATCGACGTGACCGGATGCGCCGGGCAGCACGAACGTCCCGAACGTGAGCGTCCCGCCGTTGTCGTTGATCGACTCGTGGACGATCCCCGGCATCGGCCAGATCGCGACGCGGCCGCTTACCGGCGCGTCGAACGCGGCGACGCCGAGCACGCCCGTGTCGGTGGTCGCGGAGACCGGGCCGACGAGCTGGTCAGCGACCAGCTTCACCAGCGTGCCGCCGACTACCGCTGTCGTCGCGCCGACCGTCTTAGTGAACGGCTCCACGCCGTTCCTGTTGACCGGCTCGTAATCAGGCATTTTCTGTCCCTTCCCTTCAGATGACCATCCAGCGGACTTTCTGACCGTCCGCTGCCGTTGTCATGGCCACGCCGAGTACCGAGCGAGCCAGGTTGACCGCCGCGGCAGTGTGCGCCGCGTCGTACGCGGTGGGTTCCTGCCCGGCGGTGTTCGCGTCCGGGGGCACCGTTTTCACGCCGCGCCCGGCGGTGCCCGTCGAGCACACCATGTCGCCCGCCGTGATCGTCCCGTCCGCCAGCGACTCGTGCACCGGGCCGCGCGCCCAGAACGACACCCGCGTGTTGATCAGCGTGTCCTCAGCGGCGACGCCGACGACTTTCATCGACGCGAGCGTCGAGCACTTCCCGACGAGAGCGTTACCGGAGACTTCAAGCACGTCTCCGCCCGTGACCCCAGTCGAGGTCGTCGCGGTGACGATCTCGCCTATCGGGTAGACCGGGTTGTAATCGTTCACAGTCGGGAAGCCCCCTGCCTAGATCTGGTTCTGACCGGGGATCGGGTACGTACCAGGCGGGAACAGGTCGCGGTACTCCTGGTCCATCTCGTCTTCCTCGGTGCCGCCGGGAGACCCGATGTCACCCACGGGAACCGTGTTCTTCTGGAGCCCCGCGAGGAGGTCACGCGTGTTATCCGGGTCCTTGTCCCACGCCTTCTCCCAGTAGGAGCGGCGCGCGACGGTGAACTTCCCGGCGCGAATCGCGGCGTCGATGACCTCGTCGCGCTGCTTGACTTCCTGCTGCCTGCGGTAACGCTCGCCCGCATCGACGCGCTTGTTCATCGCGTCCCAGGTTTCCTTGTCGATCTGCACGACACCCGCCGGGGTGTGTCGGTTGCCAGCGCTGACCTTCGCGTCAGCGTCCTCGCGGAGCGCCGCGCTCGCCGTGAGGATCGCGTCCTCGGTCAGCTCGTCGTTCTCGCCCAGCCCCAGCGCCTTGCGGAGGTTGGCCTTCTGCTCGTCGGTGAATTCCACCTCTGAGCCTCCCTTCCCTGTTGCCGCCGCATGTGAATGGGCGTGTATCCCGTCACCCGAGTGGGTGTGCGAGTGCTCGTGGGTCTGGTCACCGCTCTGCGCGCCGTACGCGCCGTGCTGGTGCGAGTGCGACCCGGTGAACTTGCCGTGCTTCGCGCTGACCCTGCGCGGTGCCGCAGCCGCGTCGGCGTCACCCCGGTCATCCGGGTCGTCGATGCCGAGCAGTTCCATCAGCTCGTCAGCGATCGACTCGGCGGCGATCACCAGGTCAAGGGACTGCGCGATGTCCGGGTCCAGGCTCGACGTGTCGTCAGGGATCAGGTCGGCCGCCTGGTCAAGGGTCGCGTCGAGAGCAGCGACCATCGACTTCACGTTGTCGTCCTGGTCCATGTCCGCCACCTGAGCGCGGACCTCCTTCAGCCGCGCGAGGGCACGCGGGGCCTTCGGCGGGTCAGTCGCCTTCGGCAGCTTGCGGGACTCGTCCTTGGACGCCCAGCGGAGCTGCCCCTTGCCGCCCTTGCCCGCGTTCGCTGGCTCCTTGACGGGCTTGTCGACGTACTCGATTGACACCTCGACGGCGTCACCGAACGTCAGGTCTGAGCCCTTGACGGTGATCGGCACGCGGTACACCTTGTTGGTGCCCTCGTCCGCCACGATGAGCTGCAACGGGTCTAGTTGCAGCTCAGTGATCCACATCGCGTACGAGACGTCGGGGGAATCGTAGTAAGCACGGCGGACGTCCTCAGTGGTGAGACCCGCCGCGAGCACCGGATCGGCCATCGGCCCTCCTTCAAGGTCGAGTTTCCAGGGGTGGCCAGGGTCCTTCGCAGCCGCCGCAGTGATCAGCGCCTCGACGTCATCGAGGCTGTTCAGCACGCCGACACCCGGTGACGCGACACCGAGCAGCGCCAGCCCGGTGATCACGAACGGGTGCAGGTGCCCGATCTGGCACACGAAGTCGTAGGTTCCCTCGATGGAGCGGTCTGGGTACACCGTCGCCATCGTGTCCCCGAGCCACGCGGGGAGCCCCGTCAGGTCCCCGGTGATCTTGTTGCCCCCGGCGGTGAGGCTCATGTTCTTCACGAGCCCGACCGCAGGCTCACCGTCGAACCTCGGGTCAACGTGCCCGAGCTTGATCACCGGCACCGGCACCGCCGGGCATGACGTCGCGTCGATCGCGTTCGCGAGGTCATCCGTCGTGAACGTCACCTCACCTGTGGACAAGCTCCACTGCCCGGTGGCGATGAGGTCCACGCCGGGGAGTGTCACGAGCTGCACCGTGTCAGTCATCCCGCACCTGCCCGTCTGGCCGCCGCCTGAGTAGCCTGCGCTGCTCCCACAGGCACACCGACTCCTGCGCGTAGTGCCTGCCCCAGAGCTGCCACTTGAGGAGCCCCCACGCCTTGCGCACCTGACGGCGCAGCCGACGCCACTCGTACCGCAGCCATTCGCTGGTGGTGTCGTCAGCGAGGATCGGGTCCATCACTCACCACCCCACACCGCGATGACCGTGCCACGGCAGCGGAGCCCGCCTTCGCAGTCAACGAAACCCCCGGACGGGTACGCGTCCTCAGCATCCGACAGGCTCTCGAACGCCTCACCGTCGATGTCCGCGCACGGCTCGCACGTGTTGTCGTCGTTGATCTCCGTTGCCGTGTACACCGCTGTGCCCGCGCTCTCGGGGGCAGCCTCCAGCACCGCGACCCTCCCCGTGTTCTGCGCAGCGGTCAGCGCAGCCCCGAGCTGATCCTTCAGGGAGACATCCGACAGGTCAGTGAGGAAGCTGTCGATCATGTCGCCTGCCTCGTCCGCGTCCTCGTCGCCCTCGTCGTCCGCAGCCCGGACCCGGCGTGTCGCCTTGACCGTCTGCATCGCCTTAGACCCGGCCTGCTGCGACAGCCACGCCGCGTGGAGCGCGGCGCGAGCCTGCGCGACCCGGCTTAGCTTCACCGCTGGCAGCTTCACCTTGCCCGCGTCGATCACGACACCCTGACGGTCCGCCTCGGCGATCATCATGTTGACTGCGGACTGGCTCAGCGTGTCCATCGCCTGCTGGATCAGCAGCGCACCAGGGGCCGGGTCGGCCTTGAGCTGCGCGAGCTTGTCAGGGCGCCCGGACTTCACTGCGGCGATCACCTGGTCAACGAGGTCGTTCCGCTGAGTGCGTAGCACCGCCCGGTAGTCGCTCATGAGCTTGCCGAGCGCGTTCGCGTGCTGGTGCTTCATCATCAGCGGGTCGAACCCGGATGCTGCCTCGACGGCGGTCATCGGGCGGCGCAGCCCGGCGGTGGCGCGTATCGCCCGGCGGCGCGCGGCGGGTGTCTGCGTCTTCTGGGTCTTGCCGGGTGCTGGCTTCGGCGGGGCGGGCAGCGGAGCCGGTGCGGGCAGGTCCGGGTTGTCCGGGTCCTGCACAGGCCCGGCCGGGGCACCAGGCGACGGGATGCCGCGTGTCGTCGGTTCCCACTCAGTGACGCGCAGCGGGATGCGCCATGTCTTCCTGATCCACTCGTCAAGCGCCGGGTCAGGCGACATCGCCCCGGTCTGCGTGAGCCGGTACAGCGCCTCAGCGGTGATCTCGTAGTTCTCGCCCACGTCGGTGCACACCAGGCGCGGGGCAGGCTCGTCCTCGCCGTAGTTGACGTCAACGATGTTCGTCACGATGCCGGGCATCGAACCGGGGTGACCGGAGGTGGCCGTCGTCGCGATCTCGTCAGCGAACCCCTGCAAGGCGAGCAGGAACAGGTCGAGGAACGTCTCACCGAGCGCCCGGTTCCCCGTGTCGGTCGTCCCGAGTTCGATGAGCTGCGCGAGGGCCATCTTCGCCATCGACTGGTCGAGGTACTTGATGAACCCGAGCGCGTCAGGCACCGAGCCGGTCATGCCGGCCAGGGCGAACTTGAACCCGTTCGGCAGGCCCACCCCGGTCTGGTCGCCGGCCCGGAACCCGGACGCGAGGTCGTTCGCCGACTGCACCTGCGCCGTCGTCCCACCGGCTGGTGCCTCAACAGTCGGGATACCCATCCCGAAGCGGCGGATCGACGTGGCGTGCACCCGCCATGTCTCGTGCTTCAGCAGCCACGCGCCGAAGCACGGGCGCAGCAGCGAGATCCCCGCCCAGTTCGCGCCCTCCTGGTTGTTCACGTACCAGAGCAGCCGGTTCGCCGGGATCGGCTCCGCCTGCGTTGTCTGCACGATCTCCTTGATGGAGGAGTCCTGGTTCAGGCGGATCTGCGCGAGCGTCCACGGCATCCGCGCCCCGAGGTTGTCGAGGTGGAACAGCTTGTCGCCGTCGTCGTAGCGGTAGCGGAACTCGAACGGCATGTGCCCGTAGACGAGGTGATACAGCAGCTCCCGCAGGTGCCGGTGCCAGATCACCCCGCGCCGCCGCGCCGGACCCGGCCCCTTGTCATCCATCCCGAGGATGCCGATACCCATGTCGTCCGCTACGTGCTGCACAACCTTGTCCTTGCAGCCGTCCGGGTCAAGGACCCAGTTCGCGCGCATCATCGGCCCGAAGAAAGCCGAGAGCACCGCGCGTAGCTGCGGGTCGTGCCGCATGCGCCCGTAGGTGATCACGGACTGCGGCCAGATGAGGTCGGCGGTGGTTTCCCACCAGTCGGTGAGGAGGCCCTGGCCCCACGTCCCCCAGTAGAGGTCAGTTGAGCCGATGTCCTGCGTCGGCGGCACCGGGCGGCTAGACGGGGCCATCAATCCCGCCTAGCGGTCGGCGGGAGAACACGTGCGCTCGTGTCACTCCGGGCATCAACGGCCCTCCCCGCCTGGAAACCGGGGCACGGCTGACGCCGTGTCCAGTCAGGCAGGTGTGACTATCCGCGAGCGTAGCACGGTAATCGTCACGCTCGGCTATACGCGGCACCGCGCGGCCACAGCATCCCAGGCGGGTCAGACCATCGGTCAGCAGTGGTTACCAGCGCCGCAGGAACTGGGGACTTCCCCAAGTGGAGCGCTGAAATCGAACAAGCGTTCCTTCTGCGTCGCCTCTACGTGAACGCGTGCAGGTACGTGACCTTAACCCAGCCGCTCGTCTGACCCCCGCTCCCGCACACGTTCCCGTTGCTGGCGCTCGCGCACGAGCCGGTGTCGAACACGATCCAGAACGGGTCATTCTGATTGCCGTGATTCAGCACGTTCGCACCACTGATGAACGCGACCTCAGTGCCGTCGTACCAGACCGCGACCGCACCGCACCCCGTCCCGCAGGTGCCGAACACGTAATCCACGTAGTGCACACCGGGGGCGATCGCCGTCAGCGTGTCGGTGTTAGACGGCGACGTGATCGGCCCGGCGTTCGGGTCACAGTGATTGACGCTGTTGCAGTTGCTCACCGCAGCGGGGCCGCTAGCGCCCATGTAGTGGTACGAGACGTAGTTGTGGCCGCTGCCGCCCTCGACCGCGTCGATCTCACCATCGGTGGGCCAGTTGCTCCCGTACCCCCAGAACGCGTCCCACTGCGTCCAGTTGCTGACCTCGATCTTCGCCTCGTACACGTACCCGTCAGCGGTGGGGTACGTGTGCGGTGACTCCAGGTCGTTGCAGTCCCCCGTCGCGCCGCTCGTGCTGAGCTGGACGTACGACGTGTGATTCGAGATCTCGCCCTGGTTCGGGCTGGTGCAGTTCCCCGGCGCGTTCGACCCTGGTCCCCAGTTGTACAGGTCAGTCGGCGTCCACGCCTTCGCGAACGGGTGACCGGCGAGCGCCGCCGGGTAGGGCACCGGGTTACTCGCGTGAGCGGTACCAGGTGAGAGCGCGACGCCGCACAGCAGCAGCACGCCGCCGAGCAGGCCGGCGATTCGCTTACGCATGATGCCTCCTAGAACGGGACGTTCATGATGTCGAGGTCAGTCTTGCCGTCACCCGTCGCACTGTGATGCGCGGCGGCGACGGAGCGCTCGAACGGCGTCACCGCAGTCCGGGTGATCCCCGTTGTCCTGCCCGGCGTCCACTCGTTGACGAGTACCCGCGCCGCGTACGAGAACGTGTCCACCTGGTCATCATGAGCGCCCTGCGGGAAGATCGCCAGCTCGTCGCACCACTCGTCGAGCCATGGTGCCTCAGCAGGGAACCAGACCCGGCCCGCGTGTATCCGCCCCGCTGCGGGGATAGCCCGTGTCACCTTGTCGGTGTCAGCGATGACCTCAGCGATCGCGTACCCGGCTGCCTGCGCGTCCTTCACGAACGTCGAGCTGTAGAACACCTTCTCCACGTACGCCTGGTCGAACCGCCAGGTCGCCGCCAGCGGGGGCAGCAGCGCGAAGTGATCATGCATCTCAACCCTGGCCCGCGCCCGGTCGAGGAGGACGAGGAACCCTTCCGGTGTCACCGCCCACACCGCGATCACCGTGAAGTCAGCCGACGTCCTGGTGGACGCGGCGACGTCCACCGTCGCGAAGCGCCAGCAGTCATCAAGCGTCACCGGGGTACCCTCGCAGTCGATCCGCTGCCTGCCGTCGTTCCACGCGGGCATCGGCCGCCAGTACCGGAACGACGCACGGCGGAAGAAGTTCCCCTCCGGTGCAGTCGGCGTCTGCTGGTACATCCCGGCGAACACGTACGGGCTCATGGTCGCCCGCCGGTTCAGGAAGTAACCCGGCTCCCTGCCCCGCACCGACGCAAGCTCCTCACCCGGTGCGCGCCCGATCTCGTCATCAGTTTCAGCGACCGCCGGGATGCGGAGCTGCCGCCACTTCAACGGCGACGGGCGCGAGAGGATACGCCCGGCGAGGTCATCCTCATGGAAGCGCGTCATGATCAGCACGACACGGGTACGCGACCCGAACCGCGTCAGCGCGACGGACTCCCACCAGTCCCAGGTGGACTGCCGGATCGTCGCTGACTCTGCTGCGGCACGGTCCTTAACCGGGTCGTCGATCACGAGGAGGCGCCCGACGCTGCGGCCGGTGAGCGGGCCGCCGACACCAGTGCAGTAGACACCGCCGCCCTCCTGCGTGTCCCACCTGCCCGCCGCAGACGAGTCCCGGCGAATGTGGACACGGAACGTATCCGGCGGGGCCACCGCGGCGTCCCACTTGATCTCACGCCCCCAGCGGATCGCCATCTCGTCCTGGTACGACACGATCGCGACCTGCGCGTCCGGTTCACGGTCAAGCACCCACTCAGGCAGCCGCCTGGCGCACAGCGTTGACTTGCCTTCCTGCGCTGGCATCGACACGATCAGCGCGTTATACGGCGAGTCGTCAGCCATCAGCTCAGTGACCGCCTGGTTGATCGCGTTTAGGGCGGGGCTGCTCTTGGTGTCAGGGTCCATCGCCCGTGCCAGGTCAAGCGGTGTCTCGTACCGGACGGGCTGTACCTCGAACAGCCGTGCGGTGCGCTCACCGAGGGGAACCGTCAGGTCAGGGGGAGACGTCACCGATCGTGTCCGTCTTGACGTGCCCGACCCGCACACCGCAATGCAGCAGCACCGGCACCTCAGCCATCGCGCAGCGCAGGCAGAAACTCATGTCCTCACCGAACAGCTCCTGATCGATGATCATCTCCGCCCACCAGAAACCCTCGTCACCGGGCTTCGCGCCGTTGATCCGCTTGAACGCGTTCCGGTGCATGAGCAGGCAGCCGGCCCCGACCGCCGCGACCTGGAGGACACCATCGCCCTTGACCAGCTCAGGGGTGAGTGCCCCGAACCGGAACCGGCCCTGGTCATCGTGCCCGGCACCGTACGCGATCGGGTGCTCCTCACCTTTCTCACGCGAGTAGTAGACACCGCTGACAACGGGCGTGTCCTCCGGGTCAGCGGCGGCCAGCAGCGCGGGAAGCGTCCTGATGCTGAACTCAATGTCGGTGTCCACCATCCACAGCCACTCCTGGTCGCCGTCGAGGAACATCCGCGTGATCGCGTTGCGCGCCTTCGACATGACCGGCCCGGTCCCGTAGGCGAGCACCCGCGCGACCGGGTTGTCCTTCACCTCGTTCTGGTTCACGACCGACATCATGAACTCGGTGCGCACCGAACCGGGGTGCGGGAACGCGAGCATCACACTGGGTGTCACGTGACCTCCCCGAGCAGAACCGGCTTGACGTGCCCGACTTGGATGCCGGTGTGGACGTGCAACCGGATGTCGCACTGCTGCGCGCGGATGCAGAACGACAGGTCTTCACCGACCGGGTGCTCGTTCCACTCCATCTCGGTGAACCAGCGCGGGCCGTGCTTCGCCGCGATGTCCTCCAGTACGCTGCGGTGAATCAGCATGCACCCGGCACCGAGGCCCGCGACCCGGCGCAGGCGCCCGCCGTCTAGGTGCTCGGTGAGGGGAATGAAGCAGCCCTTGTCATCCGGGCCGGCCTCGTACGCGGCGGGACCCTGCTCGCCCTTGCGCAGCACGCGGTAGAGCGCTGACACGACCGGGCAGTACAGCGGGTCGGCGACGCCGAGCAGGCGCGGCAGCGTATCCGGGCGGAACACGATGTCAGTATCGATCGTCCACAGCCACTCGCACTCAGTCTCAAGGAACCGGGTCACGAGCTGGTTACGGGCGATCGCGATGAGCGGGCCTGCTGTGCTGTCGAGCATCCGCGTGATCAGCGGTGTCGCCTGCGGGCTCATGCACGCGTTGAACACGCTCGTCATGAACTCGGTTCGCACGGTGCCGCCGTGGATGAACCCGAGGAGCACCTGCCCGTCACCGCTCATTGTCCCGCTTCCACGTAGTCGACGGCGATGATCTCGATCGGCGGCTGGTGCGTCTCCGTTGACTCTTCTGACACCGTGAACGGCAAGCTCAGGCAGCGGTACCAGACGTGACGCACCTCGTGCGTAACCGGGTCGACCTGAATGTCGATCGTCGCTGACCCGTGGATGGTGCCGCGCTCGGCTAGCTCACCGCCGACGAACGTGTCGCCGTAGTGATGGAAGGGGGTCATGTGCGTACGTCTCCGATCCTGAGCCGCCCGGCTGCGACGCGGACGTCCTCAGACCCCGCGACGACTCGCGTGTAAACCATGTACTCGCCGGGTGCGAACTGGTTCGCGGCGGGCTTGTAGGCGACCTCGCCGTTGAGCCACGCTGCGGTCAGGTACTGGCCGACCGTGGGTTCGCCGCTGCCGTCAGGGACGATCGCCATGTACGGCGGCGTGAACACGGTGAGGTCGGTGTACGGCCCGGACATCGGCACGCACACGTACTCACTCGACGACGCGAGCAGCAGCACCCGCTACCACCAGCCCGCGATGTGCGTCAGCGCGAGCGTGATCACGATGATGCACGCGAGGGCGATGATCCCGGCCAGATCGAGGTTCAGCTTCACGGCGCACTCTCCCTAACTCGTAGTGCACCGCACGGCCGTCACTGCCCGTCAGCCGTGCGGCGGGGATGCCCCCCACCGGCCGTGCGGTGTACCAGCACCATACCGCCCGTGCGGCTGACCTGTCGTGGCCCAGCGCCCGTGCCCGCTGCTGCCCGCCCACCGGCCATGCGGTGCCCCCGCCGACCACCTGCCGTGCGGTGCACCCGCCGTCACGCCCCGCAAGGCGATGAACGTCGCAGGCGGCGGCAGCAACGCGATCGCTGACCCGAGCACCGAGATCACCGCGGCCTGAGCCTTGAACGACACCGCCGTGACCGGCGTGACGGGGACCGTAGTCACCGCAGCCGCAGCCGGGGCGACGCCGACAGCCGCGTGCGGTGCGGTCACCGCCGTGGCGATCGCTGCCGCCTGCGCGGCGATGAGCTGCCCGGCGGTGACGGTCGCACCGGGAGCCACGGCAGTGACCGAGGCGGCGAGCGCAGTGAACTGCACCTGCACCTGCGCTGGCACCGCCGCCGTGCTGATCGCGGCGGCCTGAGCGGGTGCGAACGTCGGACTGGACGTGACGACGCTCGCACCGGGGTCGGCGGCGCTGATCAGGGCTGCGCTGCTGTTGACGGTGACCGCGATGCTCGGGCTGGTCACAGCGGCGGCACCTGCCGCCGATGCAGCGTTCACCGTCACTCGCGCGAGCGCTGCCGTGGCGCTCCCCAGCACCTGCGCCGCGCTCGCGTTCACGAGCACCGTGACGAGCGGCCCGGTGACGGCGGCAAGTACGGCCGCACTTCCGGCGGGGATGATCACGCTGACCTGAGCGGGCATGCCCTGCACGGCTACGGCAGCGACACCAGCGGGTGCGTTAGTAACCGAAGCTGTTGACACGGTCGCGCCTGGTGCTGCCGCCAGGATCGAGGCTGCCGCCGCCAGGATGGTCACCTGCGTCACCGCAGGTACCGAGGCGACGCTGACGGCAGCCGGAGCGGCGGCGACGCTCGCCGCTGTGAGCAGCGCCGGTCCCGTCGAGGCGACGGCGACGGCAGCGGGTACGGCGAGAGCGCTGACAGCAGTCGTCACTGTCGCGCCGCTGACCGCTGTCAGCACCTGCGCGGGTGCGGCGGGGATGGTCACCGCTGCGCTCGTGATCACGCTGGCGCTGCTGACAGCGGCGGGCTGCGCGTTGACCGTGACCGCAACCGACGCGTTCGCAGCGGCTACATCCGCCTCAACAGGGCCGGCAGGCGCGTTAACCGGGGTGACCGCGCTGGCCTGCGGGAGACCGTACGACTGCCCGTAACGGCGGAACGCCATCGGGGACTGGCGACCAGGCGGGATCAACTGCTCCGAGTCGGTCGGCTCATTGCCGCCAGCAGCGGGGACAGTGGCGGTGTAGATCGTGACGTTAGCGGCGGTGAACGCTGACACGGTGCTGACGCGCTTCGTCCAGGTCAGCGCCCCGCCCGTGTTGCTGATGGTAAAGTTCGCCGCTGATGTTCCGACGTTGCCGTCCTCGCAGTAGACGGCAACGAGGACACTGCCCGCTGGTGGGGTAAACGCCGCTGTCGTCGCAGAAGCGGGGGTATTCACCGCCCCGGTGGTGCCGACCGCAGCCGGGGTAGAACCGTCGAGGACCGGGGTGCTGCCGCCTACGGACTCGATCTCGTACGCCGCAAGGCAGTTGCTGCCTACTGTTCCGCCAGCAGTCGCGCCGACCGTAACAGGTGTCCCGCTAGTCACGGTGCCGGAGTAGTGACCCTGCCAGCCTTCCCAGCCGTTAGTCCCGTCAGTATCGGTGTTATACGCGGTGTTGTTCGCCGCGAGCGTGTACGCCGTGTTGATGGCACCATTCGCCATCCCCGCGATGATCAGCGAGTTAGTGGCGTTAGGGGTGAAGCTCAGGCTGTAGACGCCGTTGTTCTGGGCGCTGTTACCGCCTGCCTCAACGGCGGCGGTGAGGACCGCGACGTACAGGCTTGAACCGTCAGCGGTACCAACCGTGTCGGTGCAGGTGACGGTGTAAGCCACGGCTCACCTCCCTCCAGGCGAGGGGGAGGCTAGCTAAGCTGCTCGACGGTGAAACGGTTGCACTGGAAGCTGCCGAACGCGGCGGACAGCGTCGCGCGCAGCCCGATCGCGGTCGGTGTCGTGTACGTGTTGAACGCCGTGACGAGCCACGGCAGGGGAGCAGACACGGTGTTCGCCGTGATCAGCGCCGGGGTCACCGTGTCCTGCATGATCAGCATCCCGTCAGCCACGAGGGTGTTACCCGTCGAGCCGAGCGCAGTGCACACGACGTCGCACTCAAGCCGCCATGCGAGCGTCGTCAGGGTCGTCGCACCGAGGACGATCGCCGCTGTCGTGCACAACGGCGTCGCGAGCGTACCGGACACGCCGATCGACGGGATCACCGTCAGGCTCGTCGTCGTGCCACCGGATGCCATGACACCGCGTGCCCTGATCCGCAGATGCATGTTCGGGTACCACTGCAACCCGTTCGGCTGGCCGGGGAGGACGAAGTCCTGCGCGGTCGGTGCCTGCGGGCTGACCGTCGCTGTCGTCGCCGTGCTCAGCGCTACACCCTGCGCCGTCTGCCACGGTGCCCCGCTGTTGAGCAGTACCGCCCATTCCTGCTTTGGCATGTCAGCGCCTCACGTGTTCGACAGCTTGAACACGCCGGACGGGTCCCACACGACCGTGAACGTCCCGGCGGTGACACCCTGCGTACCACCGAAGTAGTTGAAGCACAGACCCTGCTTCGCGACCGTCCCCGCCGTGATCGTGCTGTCATACACGAGCGCACCGAACGCCGCGGTGATCGTCACGTTGGAGCCTGAGCCGGTGTTCGCAGCGGTGAAGCTGATCACGCTCGGGGTGGACGCGCCGCCTGCGGTGGTGATGCTGACTGCTTTCGTGCCGAGCGCGAGCCCGCCCGCTGGCCAGTTCGCGCCGAGGGTGTCGATGACCTCGTTGCCGGTCACCCAGACACCCGTGTTGTACCCGGTTGACCCGACTGCCGCGCTCGCGTCCGGTGTCGTCGTGTTGTTGAACAGGGCCGCGTTGATCGTGTCCGCCGCGAGGCTCGCGAACCCCGTCGCAGCGGAGCCGCCTGCCCCGGCGAAACCGCGTGTCAGCGGCGACAGGAGCGCCTGCGTGAACACCCGGCTATTCGGTGAGTTCGTCGTCCAGCTCATGACTCAGCTCCCTGTCCCGGTGACCGCGTAACCCGCGAACACAGCCGCGTCGTTCGACCCGTCTGCCCGCTCAGTCACCACAGCCATGTACGGCCTGCCGTTGTCGCCCTTGCGCTGCTGCTCACGCCCGAGGTAGTCACCGCGCTCAACGGCGTACACCTTGCAGTCCACGCCCACGGGCACCATCGGCGCGCTGAGCATATGCAGCGACGGGCACGTGTGCATGCGAGCGGCGTTCGGCGGCATCGGCCGCGTACGGTCCTCGGCGTGGCAGTTCGGGCAGTGCCAGTCCTGCCAAGCGTCGAGGATGAACAGGCTCACCCGGCACCACCAGAGGGCGGTGCGTGCGAGCCGATCCCGGCGGCCTGCGCGTGAGCGAACGTGCCGTTGACGCGCAGCACGTCAGCGGCACCGGGGGTGACCAGCTTCGAGGCCAGTTGGTCAGCGAGTTCCGTGAAGATCCTCGCCCAGTCACGGGCGTCAGCCTCACCCATCAGCGCGGTCAGCGTCGTCGTGTTGCTGCGGAACGTCGCGACACCGACCTTGCCCGCTGACGTGTCGAGTGACCCGGTCTCAAGGCTCACGGGGGTGGAGGCTAGCAGCGGGTTGTTCGGGTCGAGGAACGGTGCCTGCGGTGTCAAGGTGTCTCCCGTTGGTCGGTCGGGTTGTCACCTTGAGGGTACGCCCGTCATGAGGGACGCGGTATCAGGCAGCGCCAGCGGGATTCGAACCCGCCCCGTCCGGTACAGCCCGGCCGTGTCCGTCCTCTACACCATGGCGCTTGACCGTTCCCTCGCCCCGGTGCCTGCCAGGGGCGAGGGAACGGCAGGGGAGACAGCAGCCCCTCGAACCGCCGGCCGTCACCCGTCTCTACACTGCCACTCGCTACCCGCGCCTGTCACGGGCTGCGGTGCGCTGGCGCAGGGGCGGGGCCATCATCGCGACGACGCGCTGCATCACCTGCGGCATGATCGTGATCCCCGGCGGGCCAGCCGGTGAGCGCCTGCGACCCGTGACCGTGCCCCGCGGCGAGTTCCCCATCCGGTTGCGGACGTGACCGTTCCACTCACCTCTCGGGCGCGTCAGCTTGCCCCCGTGCCACTCACGGACCCTCGCCATGCTGCTCACCACAGACCGCCTCCGCTCGGTTGACCTGCTCGATATCAGCTAAACCACCGGACTAGCTGATATCGACGCTCACGGCATCCAGCGTGAACCACGTCATCTCACATGGGCGCTAGGGTACAGGGCGGTTAGCCGCCGCGTCCGCGTCGAACGTGGGGTCAGTCGAGCTAGCGTACGGCCCGGCCTGCGAGCAGTCGCAAACCTGGCACGTGTACTCGCGTACCCGGTTCGTGATGACCGGGGCACCGCACTGCCAGCAGGTCAGGTGCAGGTGCCTCACGACCTGCTTCACCGTGGGGGACGTCCACGCTGTCGGGGCACCCTCGCAGTCACGCTCGCACCAGTCAGGCTCAGGCGGGGGCTTCCACGGTCGCGGCGGCGGGACGCGCGGTCCTGGCATCAGCCCTCACCACTCAGGATCACCTGCTCGGCGCGGCGCATCCACGCCTCAGCCATGCACCACGAGTAGGCGGCCTGCTGCGGTACCGGCGTGACCATCGCGAGGGCCACGTGCCGCATGACGTAGACCATGATCGCGTCAACCTCCCGGCTGCTCATTGCCGAACCGCTTCCTGAACAGCAGCCGGTAGACGGGGCCGACCCGGCGCCAGCCCGCGTAAGCCGGGTTGCCTGGATGCACCGACCGCCACAGCCGCCCGCAGTCGCACCGGACGATGACGCCCGGCCTGTCGGGCTCGCTCAGGTAGTCACGCGGGCAACTGTGCGGGTGGTAGATCTCAGCCATCCACACGGCGTACCTCCTTGAGTTCCTTGAGGCAGACGGTGCTGCGCTCGCCTGCTAGGAACGGGGCGATAGCGAGCCACTTGACTACCAGGTCGCAGTCCAAGGCGGTATGCCCGACGACTTCCGCCGGGTACGGAACTCCGTGGTGGCTTATGAGGTGGACTCGTTCACCCACCTGGTAGTCAGCCGCGTTCACGGGGTACCTCCACGATGTCACCCATCACGAACAGGGGCGGCAGTTGCGTGATGTGCAGGTACAGGCCGTCGTCATGCGGGGCGATCATCAGGCTCTCCGGGTGGTCAGCCAGGTCAGCGGCGGTCAGGTGCACGTCACCGCCGCAGCGGCGCACCAGCGCCGTGATGATGCGGATCGCGCCGCTGCGCTCCCGGCCCAGAGCCGCTATCTCCGTCATGTCAATCATTCCGGTTCACGTCCCTTGCGATCTGTCCCGTACCTGGTGTTCAGGTACGCGTCCCACGACGCGCGGTACGCCTGGACCGAGGCCCACGCGACGTGGAACGCCACGCGGCCGGGTTTCATCTGGCCGAGGGCCGTCTTGCGGTTCCTCGACTGGGCGATGACCTTGCGGGCCGCTTTCGCCGCCGCGCGCATCGCCTGCTCCTCCGGGCTGTCAGTCATTCAGTTCACGTCCCTTGCGATGATCTCGTCGGTTGTCCACACACGACAACGGCACTCCCACCAGCACATCGCGAAGCTGTAGCGGACACGCCAGAGGCAACGAGGGCAGAACATCATCCCGCCCCCAGCAGCCAGGTCAGCGCGTACAGCAGCACCGCACCCGCAGCGCAGCCGAGCAGGAACGCGTCACCCCGGTTCACCCGCCGCCGCCGTTGAATACCTGCTCACGCGGGTGTGAGCACAGCGGGTCGAGGCAGCAGTACCAGCCCGGTGCGGGCAGCGGCATACCGGGCCATGCACCCCACATCATCGGCCCGACACGCGCAGCGCACGCTACCCCGTCACAGCAGGCCAGCATGCCGGTCATGACCGCGTGCAGCCGTTCCGGCGGCTGCTCGTGATTGCACCAGGCGCAGCGCGTCATCCCGCGTCCAGCTCCCTCAGGCGCTGCGGTACCACCACCGGGATACGCGGGTCATCAGCAGGGATGCCGAAGTCACCGAGAAGCGCCATGATGAACCGCTGAAGGTTCTGCGCCTGCTGCACCTGCAAGTCAACGAGGCGTTCCGCGACGTTCGCCCGCAGTGCGGCTTCGCAGTTCGACTGGAGCACCGCCTCACGAGACTGGCGGATCTGCTGCCACATGCTCGTGCGGGCACCGTAGGTTGTCTTCCGCCCGGTCACGTCGTCGTCAGTCTCCGTGAGCCTGCCCCACACCAGCTCGTCCCGCTCCAGGGACGCGCACGTCACGTCGAGTCGAGCGACTTCACCGGCGAGGACGCGGACGCGCCACAGCAGCGCCTGAGCGGGGCCGATGTCGAGCGGTTCACCCGCGATCGGGTTGTTGCGCTGCTCGACGGCAACGAGGTGCTTGAGCTTCCCGCCGCGCCCCTGGTGCATGCGGCAGGTGGCGGTGCCCTCCATGACCGGGCCGTGACAGCGGGAGCCGTCGCGGTTGAAGCACTTGCCGTGCCACTGGTTGTGACCTGCGCAGTACCAGGTGCCGGGCAATCGTATAGGTTCTGTTGGTCGTATACGACCCTGATCGCTGCTCCCTGCCCGGTTGAGGCGGAATGTCTTGTCGAACGCGGCAATCGTCAGGGCTGCCTGTTTCGCGATCTCAAGGGCGGGGTTCGCTACCGGGCGTCCCTCACGGTCGATGAGGATGTCGGTTTGGCTGAGGAGCTCGGCTGCTCGCTGCTGTGCCTGCACTGCTGAGACGTAGGCGGTGAGGCTGTTGGGGTCTACTCGGGCTCGTGTGCCTGCGGCGAGTAGCTGGGTGAGGGTGTCACGCCAGATGCGCTTGCCGGCGTCGTTGAGGTAGTCGGGTGGTGTGAGGTCCCGGTCAGTCATGGTGTCCCCTGTCGAGCATGAACGCGAATATGCAGCAGAGACCGATGATGCTGCCGATCGCGAACGCTGCGATGAGGATCAGGGCGAGGGTCATATCGGGTATTCCCATCTGATGGTGACGTGAGTGCCGCACCAGCCGCACCAGCCGTCTCCGGCGTAGAACTCGTCACGGTGCGCCTGGCAGACGTTGCCCGTGGGTGCGTACCTGCAGAGAGGGCAGTCGAATGCCATGCGCCAGGCGGCGAGGCGGCCGCAGTTCGGGTCACCGGGGAGGCGGACCTGGCACGCGGCGTCGCCGTCGAGGAGTTCGTCGATGACGTCGAGGTCTGTGCTGGTGCTCATGTGTTCCCGTCCCAGGGTTGCCAGCCGGTGCTTGCCAGGTACGTTTCCTGTTTCAGCAGGGTGTCACCGCCTGAGTCGCGGATCTCTTCCGGGTCGCTGCCCTCGCACCAGACTTTGCCGTTGCGCATCGCGCGGTACGTGATGCTGAACATTCGGCGTGACGGCGGAGGGACGAGGGTCAGGATCTCGTCGGCCATGGCCAGCAGGTGATCTCGCTCCTTGATGTCATGATCAGTGAGCGTTGACGGGTCGTCAGCCATCCAGTTGCTGTGACTCGCCCGGTCGTCCTGGCGGGTGTACCCCTGCTGGTAGCACCACATGAGCCAGGCAAGCTGCTCGCGTGGTGTGATGCTGTGTGTCATTGTCATTGATCAGTCTCCTCGTGCGTTGCGGGTCTTGACGCGTAGCAGGATGTGTACCTGCTCCCACGGTGCTGCTTCGGGTACCGGCTCAGTGCCGGGCAGGCTGGTCAAGTGGTAGGTGATCTTCTCCGCCGGGAGCGTGACCGGGAGTACATGTTTCTCGATCAGCTCCTCCAGTAGCTGATGCTGCATCTGCTTGCGCGTGTGATCGCGGTACCTCGGCAGCGCCCACTCTTCACGCCACGCCACGTGCATTGTGGCGTGCACGTTGTCCGCGTGGGTAAGTGCCGCTGTAGCGAGCGCCGAAGCCGCGCCGGGCGGCAGCTCGATACCGAGGCGCGCTGCCGCCTCGGCTACAGCCTGCGTCGTCGTCTCCGGGTTCACGTGAACCACACGATCCCCTCGGCGTTGGGCTGGTCACCGCCGTGCGTCGTCTGAATCGGGCCGACGACGATGTACACGCCGTTGCGGTACTCGACCTGCGGCTGCTCACCGACGCCGCGCTTGAAGTAGACCTTCAGCTCGAAAGCCCACGCCTCAGCGGCTTCCTGCTCCCGGCCGGGGCCAGCGGTGAAGAACGCACCAGCCAGCACCATTCGCGGCTCAGTCTGGCACGAGTGGGTCTTCGGTCCCCGGCCGTCCCACCGGGTAGTGGTCGGCTTGTCGTACAGCTCGGTGAGGCGGGCGATGCGAGCAGGGTTCCGGGCGTAGTCGAGTGACCAGCCCAGCTCCGCTTCCATCTCGTTGGGTGTCAGCGCCGCGTGGTCAAGCAGGTCATCGAAACGAGGGTCTTCCATCAGTCTTCCTCCCACGGTTGAAGGCAGCACGGCAGCATGGTGTCGTTGTCGGGTATGTACTCGTGCGGGTACGGCCCGTTCGGGCAGTCGTCCGCGTGCGCCCGGCACATCACGAGCGGCTCGGGCCAGTTCGGGTCATCACGGTGCGCGTACGCGTCGGCCTTGAATCGCCGCAGGTCACCTGCGACGTCGTGCCACGGGTCAGCCCACGGGGTGACCGGCTGCCCGTCAGGCCAGAACTTCACCGCCGGGCGTTGCAGGTACACCGGAGGCGGGTCGTCGATCTCGCTGAGCACGTCAGCGCTGACGAGGATCATGTCCGACCCCTGGATGACCGGGGACTCCTGCACGTCCGTGACGTGCTCCGGGATCAGCAGGGACTTGACCCAGCCCCAGTTTTTCTTCCCCGGCGCGACGAACATCACCCAGTCGTCAGTCATGGCACTCACGCGCCTCGTACACGAACGCTGAGACTGAGCCGACGACGGTGAACTCCTCGATGACGTCACCCTCCGGTGAGATGTGCCACCATGCCTGGCAGCGGGGGCACCAGCCGCAGGCTGATCCCTTCGGGTGCGGCTTCGGCGTGAGCGCGAGCGCGTGCGACGGGCAGAAACCCTCACCGATCGCGGCGAGCGCCTGTTCGTACCAGCCCTCCGGTATCGGCTCACCGTGCCCGATGTCCACGTGATGCTGAGTCATGTCGCCGCCCCGTACAGGAGCGAGTCGACGTCACCGACCGGGAGCGTCTTGCAGACGTACGGGCCGTCGCACATGTGCTCGAAGCACCGCTCGCGGTCGATCCACCACCACGCTTCGCAGTAGGTGCACCAGCCGGGGCGGTCACGGAAGCTACCGAGGGGTTCCATGTGCTCAGGGCAGAAGCCCTCGCCGACTGACGCGATCGCCCTCGGGAACCAGGTGTCGTCATCCCAGAGCATGGTCACGTCCAGACGATGCCGGTGCCGCACGGGCCACCGGGCCGGTCGATGATCTCCGTTGTGCGGTAGCGGGCGCGGATGTCCTGCCACGCGACCGGGACCTGTATCTCCGGGTGACCGGGGTAGCCCTGCGTGTCGTGCACGACGATGATCCCGCCCGGTTCGGTGAGCGCCCCGTACATGCCGAAGTCACTCGCGGCGGTCACCAGGTCATGGCCGCCGTCGATGACCACGACCTGCGGCTGATGATCGCCCAGTGCCTCGACGACGGTCGCGTACGTCTCCATGTCCATGCTGTTCCCGGTGACCAGCGCGACGGGGAGCCCCAGGCTCTGGCTTGTCTCCTTCGCGTGCTCGTGCTCCTCGACGTCGACCGAGATGACGCGCCGCATCGACGGGAACTGAGCGAGCGCCCAGATCAGCCCGCCCTGGTTCGTGCCGATCTCAAGCACCGTCTCAGGCCGGATCGAGGCGAGCAGCGAGAGCAGCACGGTGAGTTCGTACTCACTATGCAGCGCCCGGTGACGCATGATGGCAGCGCGCGCTACCGGCCGCCACTGGGATCCAGGTCCACGAGTATCCATGCTTGTCCTTTCGCGTCGGGGCATACGCTGCCGCCGTGCTGGTAGTAAAGCTCGGTTCCGTGATCGAAGCCGTGCATCATGATCAGGGTCTCGCACATCGCCAGTTCCAGCGTCGCGCGAGCCATCACCTCAGTGATCGTCTCCCACGAGAGGCCCACTTCCTCGTCAGCGACGTGCGCCATGCTGACCATCGCCGGGCACCTCATGGATTCCTTGACTTGTACAGGTGCGGCCATTCTTTGTCCCTCTCCGCGTCGTTCAGTGTGATACCGCAGTTGCATTGGATCAGCCGGTGGCCGGGCGGGGCATGCCCGTCTAGCGGGGCCAGGGTCATCGTGTCCGGGTCGTAGTCCTCCTCGGGGATCACGCGGGTTAGCCTCGGGTCGCTCCCGTCACAGGTTCGGCTCACGCCTCCTCAGCTCGGTCATGGGCCTCCGCCTGGCCCACCTGTGATGGGCCTGACGGCGCTCGAAGTGCCTCGGCATCGTGCTGCTGATGATGCGCTGGAACGCGCCAGCCCGCGCCTGGAAGCCGTAAGCGGGCGGCTCGCAGAACGTGCACATCCAGAGCCACGGGTGCCGCCCCCACTTCCCCTCCGCGTACCGGGAGCTGCCGCTGTAGTCGATGTGCGTGTTCTGCCAGATGTAGAACTTGCGCACCTTCGGGCGCTCGTGGTTCGTGCACGGCGGGTTGCGCCAGCTTCGCTGCGTCACGCTGGCATCTCCCTCAGCAGCAGCACAGCCGCCTCACCTGCGCTGATCGGCTCCCCGTCGAGCGTGAACGTGTCCCGGTGCCGCACGACTCTCGCGATGCCGTTATCGACGACGATGTACTCCCGTACGACGGTGAGGCGGCCCTGGAGCAGCTCAACATGGAAGACGTATGGTTTCAGCTCAGACATGGTTCTGTCCCGTCAGCGTTGCTGTGTGAGCCGTCTGGGTGGACATCTGAGGGGACGCGGTGATCGCTCGCGGCTCGAAGATGCCCCAGCGCCCGCAGCCCCGGCACTGCCGCTCGTCACGAGTCCGCCACCTGCGCTTCATGTACTCGGCGAACTCGCTGTAGCTCAGGTGCTCGCGCAGCTCGTCCGAGTACCTGCACTCGGGTTCGCACTCACCGGGGAACTCGGGCCGTATCGGGCCTCCGCCCGGCTTCAGCCGGAACGGGTAGACCGCCGGCCAGATCATGACGCTCATGTGCCTCTCCCTCTCTCTCGTGCTCACAGGTCGTAGAGAACCGCCCCGCCGTCATCCGGCGGCAGGTACTCCTGCATCGGCGGTGGCACCGTCCCGATCTGGTTGAACAGGCGAACCGCGGCGATCCGCTTGTCCCAGACACGCTCTATGAACTCGTCAGTGACCCACGCGGCGACCCGGCGCTCCATGAGGTGCCCCCAGGTGTCGGTGACCCTGAACACCAGCTCCCACTGGTGCTCAGTCACGTTGTGCTCCCACGTGCCGCTCACAGCGTCACCCCGTACAGGTCACGGATGCGTTCCATCACGTACCGGCGCAGCAGCCAGCACTCCGGGCGGTGCGCCCGCTTCGGGTTCACCGAGGGCATCGGGAGACGGATCAGGCTGTTAGGCATCGTCGCTCCACATCTGCATCAGCTCACCGAGGGTGTTCGGCTCAGGCCGGTCCCGCTGGTAGATCTTCCACGTCACCCGGCCAGACCTGCCCGTGACGAATGCCCCGGCGGCACCGCGCGTGTAGTGAAGCACGTGCTCGCACGGATGCAGGGTCACGTTCATCCCGATGACGATCGTCTCGTCATAGAACGGGTCCGGGCACGGGTTGGCGATCGCCGTGCAGGTGCAGTCGGGCGAGTCCGGGTCTTCGTCGTCGTACCGGCACGCCGGGTTGCGGCTTGAGATCACCGACATCGGGTTGCTCTTGATCGTCTCAGACTGCCCGTCGCAGCCGGTCACCACACCGCCGCACTGCGGGCACGGGTCGTACCACGTCTCGCGGATCACCGGTGCGCCCTCCGGTACCTGTCCCCGTCCGGGCACGTAGCGAAGTGCGACGTCCCGCGCTTCTCATTCGGCAGCAGCGCGTCACCCTGCCTGAGGTAGCGGTAGCGGAGCGTCCCTCCCTCGTCGCGCCAGATCGCGAGCTTGCCGTCCGGGTCGGGTTCGTGGTTGATCGGGTTGCGGTGAACTTCGCTGCCGTTCCTCGGCACGGTCATCGCCCAGTCGATCTCCTGATGACAGCTATTGCATTCCTGTGCCATCGCTGGTCTCCCATCTCTCTCTCTTGCGTGATCAGGTGCGCCGCGAGCCCGAGCGTCACCCCGGCGGCCAGCCAGCGGTGCGCGCGGCACAGCGCCGTGATCGTCGGTACCCTGCCGCCCGCCACCAGGGCAGCCGCCTCGTAGGCGAGCACGGCAGCGGCGGCGTAGTTCACCGTGGCTCGCACACGTTCGACGTGACGGCGAACCCGTCCGGGGACGTCGCTATCCCCGTCCCGTGCAGGTCATCCATCACCCACCGCCCGTCGAGCACTGACGTCGCGATCATGTGACAGCGGCGGGTACGGCAGCGCCACAGCACCGCCGTTGTGATGCTCGCGCCGTTGAACAGCGACGCCGGGCGTACCTGCGACTGCACCGGCACGTAACGGTGCTTGTGCAACAGCACCGGCAGGATGATCAGCATGAGCAGCGCGCCGAGCGCGACACCGAGCCCGGTGTACCCCCACGTCGCCCAGTTCACCGCTCCCATGCGTCCCGCCCTCCCCGGAACTGAATGAGGGCGTCACTCAGCATCTGCGCCCAGTAGCGGCGGATCCGGTCCGGTGCGTCTGACGGCTCCGGGGTTACGCCGCGCTCGACGATCGCGCGGATCAGGTGCGGGGCGATCATGTACATCTCCTCGTCCGTCGCGGCGGCCTGCGTGGCGAGGTTCACCGGGGTCAGGATCGGGAGCTTCCCGTATTTCGGGTGACTCGGCGTGCAGTAGTCCATCATCGTGTCAACGGTCTGCCAGCCGCCGTCCGGGTTGATCGCTACGCAGCACACCTCATGGGTGACGTCCGGGTGACTCTTCCGCGCCGGTCGCATCCCCGGAATGTCAGCGAGCCGCAGTATCGACAGGCTGTACTGCGACCACAGCGGGTGGAACCTCGGCGCGGTGACCAGCCAGTGAGATACCGTCGCCGCGAACTGCGGGACGCGCAGCATCGGCAGCTCGTCCGCCTTGCCGTACGGTCCCTCGATGTGCAGCAGCTCACGAGGCGCGCGATGCTGCGGGCGAGGCGGGAACCCCGGTGGTGTCGTCATGATCCCTTCTTTCCCCGGCGCGCGTGCTCCGGGTCGATCTCGTTAACGAGCTGCGTGGCACCGGACGGGTTGAGGCGCTGCCGGAAACGCGGGTTCGGCACCGCCTTGACCCGGTACGGGTTCCTGACCGGCGGCTTCCACTCCGGGTCCTTCAGCAGGTTCATGCCGTCGAACTCACTGAAATCAGCCTCATGATGCCAGCGCCCGTAGCGCCGCACGAGCTTCACGATGTCCGGGTGCATCGCGACCGCGAGCTGTGACTTCTCCAGCGTCCCGTCTGACCCGTAGAACTCTTCCATGTTGCCGCCCGGCATCGTCTGCGTGCCGCGCTTCTCCTGGTAGAACGCGCAGAACTTCACCGTGCACCAGCCGGCCCGCAGCATCATGATCGACAAGTCCAGGTCCTCGTTGTACCGGCCGCGCCAGCGCAGCATCGTGTCGTTGCGGATCAGATTGCAGGAGAAGATCCGCCTGTTCAGCGTGAACGGGTCACGGCGCGGGTCACGCGACGGCAGGAAGAACCTGTACTCCGGCCCCGCCATCCCCACGTTGACGTACCGGAGGCAGAAGTCTTCCATCGCAGCGAGCACCATGCCGTCGCCCACCCGCCTCCGGGCGTTCCTGTGCAGTCGCCCGAAGCAGTTGATGTTGTCATCCATCACCCAGTGCCACGCGTGCCCCTCGCTCCTGCTGTGATCCCATGCGAAGTTCCGCGCCGGGCCAGGCCCGAGTGACTTCTCCCGGCCCACGTCGTCGCCCGTCTCGTACGCGTCCTGGTACGACGGCGGCAGCACCAGCAGCCGGTCAGCCGGGTACATCGCCCGGTACGCGCGATACTGCTGCTCCTCGACGATCAGCCGCGACGGGACACCCATCTGCTCCAGCACGCGCGGCGTCACCGCGATGTCAGCCCGCGACTTCGACGGGATGTACACCGGCCACCGCGGGCTACTCGCCATCGTCCTGCACTTCCATCACCGAGTAGTCAGGCCCGTTGTCATCCGGCACGTGCGGCCACCACAGGTACTTCCGCGCCGGGCGCTCCGCCCCGATCAGCGCGAAGAACCGCTCCGCGTCCTCCTCAGCAGGGAAGTGCATCGTCACCGAGTACGCCGCCCGCGCCCCCGGCTGGTCAAAATCAGGCATCCCCTCCCACTCGTCCACCGGGTCAGTCGCCTTGACCTCAAGCGCGTGATGATGACGCAGCAGCGCCGCAAGCGCATCCTCCGGGTACCCCGTCCCCGCCAGACCTCGAGGATTTTTCTTCGCCGTCTGGAGCAGGTCGATCAGCTTGCCCTCGTCCATGGTGGCGAGGTGCGTGGTGCGGTTGTCGATCGCGAGGATGCGCTCGGCTTCGTCGTCGTCGATGTCGAGCTTGAACGCGGGCAGCGTCGCCGCGCCCTTCGCCTTGGCGGCGCGGTAGCGGTGGTTACCCGCGACGATCCGCCCCGTTGACGCCTGCACGAGTACCGCCCCGTAGAAGCCGTGCTGGTCCAGGGACTCAGCGATCGCGCCGACGTCCCCCAGGTTCGGGTTCGACGGGTGCTCGTGCAGTGAGTCGATCGGCGTCTCCGCGTCGAACTCCTGCGGCGCCATCCAGAACGGGATCGGGTCAGACACCGTTGAGCCTCCTCACGGCGGGGTTGCCGTACCGCTCAAGCGCCGCTACCTCCGCGTCGAGGTCCGGGGTGGCACTCTCGCGGTACACCAGGATCGCGGCGACCATCTGCTCCTTGGTCCACGCCCCGGCGTCCCGCAGCGCGTACGGGTGCTGCTTGTTCACGAGCGCAGCGAGCTGGCTGCGCGTCTGCCGCATGAGCAGCATCGCCGCGCTCGGCGGCGGGTCAGTCTCACGCCTGGTCACTGATCGGCTCCCTTCCCAGGATGTGCCCGCCCGGCCCGCGCCTGTTCGCCAACCAGACGTCGATCCGGTCCTCCCGCCACACGGGAGACCGAACCACCACGGCACGCCCGTCCGCCCGGTGCACTGTGCGGGTGACGTGCTTGCGTGCCGCTGGCATGTCGCTCAGCGTCGCCTTGCCCAGTTTCCGGGCGCGCTTCCCCGCCGACTGGCAGGACTTGATCGTTGACAGCTCGACACCTGCGCGTGCGGCCACCTGTTCCATGAACAGCAGCCGCACGCCACCCTCAAGCAGTTCTTCCACCTGCATCACTTCCCAACTGAGTGATGGCCCCCGCTCCGGTGGGGGCGCAACGACCTACGGGGGTTCGGTCATCACCCGGAGCGGGGGCCATCAGCTTGTCAGGCGAGGCGGGCAGCTACGGTCAGCGCCCGCTGCGCCTTGTCTTCGAGGTCGTACGTCACGTCGGCGTTGTCGGCGTGCTGCGCGGTCCACGTCACGGCTTGCATGATGCCGCCTGCGGTCGTCTGGCCGCCCTTGGTGAACGCGTTCAGGATGTCGTTTTCCATCTCCTTCGGGAACCCGGCGTCTGCGACGACGGCCTTGATCGTGTCAGCGGGGTGAGTGACCTCGACGCCCGCCAGCTTCTCCATCTCGCTGATCTTGTCGCGCAGGTACTCGACGTCGAGGAACGTGGTCACGGCGTCGCGGACCTTCGCGGTGACGAGCGCGAGTTCCTTCGCCACGGTGTCGTCGCTGTACTTGACTACGCCCTCTTCCCGCTTGCTGGTGAGGTGCACGGCGCGGAACGCGTCCTTGGTGAACGTCTGACCGTTCGCGCAGATCAGGAACTTGATGCGCGGGATGGCGGAGGTGGCACCGGAGCCGACCTCGCTGTTGCGGAACACGATGCCCGCGCTGATCGACGGGTCCTTGTCAGCCGTCTTGCCGGTCTTCGGGTTCCGGTAGCCCTTCAGCAGCTCGGGCGCGAGCGCCTTGATGCCGGGGGCGTTGATCGCCACGTACATGTGACGGTCGGTCAGGTCGCAGCGCTCGATCTTGATGCGCTTCTCCGGGGGCAGCTTCGGGTCGATCCCGAGACCTGCCTCCTGAAGCCCGGCGAACGCGGCGACGATCGTGTCGAGGTTGTCGACCGGCTTGAACGAATCACTCAGCAGCGCGCGGGCGATGCCGGTACCGTCCTCGTCGCCCCTGAACAGGCGCAGGAAGAACTTCCGGTCATCCGGTGCGACGCGCTCGTACATGTCGGCGTCGTCCGGGTTGTACCCGTGAAGCAGCGCGTTGAGGTTCGTGTCGTACAGGTCGAGGCGGTTCTGGTGCAGGTAGCGCAGGTACTGGCCGGTGATCGGCAGCCGGTCGGTGAGCCCGCCGTCGAACACCTCGGTCGGGACGTACTGCCCGCCGATGCTCGTGACGCCCTCGTCGGTGATCGCCGGGGCGGCGCTGTCCGGGATGACCAGCGTCCCGTTGACGAACTCCATCTGAGACGCCGGAATCACGACGTCGAGGCGGCGGACGCGCTGAGTTTCGAGAATCTGGCGCAGCGTCGCGAAGTCGGCGCGGGTGGCGGTGGTGACCAGGTGATCGGTCATGGTGTGCTCCACTCTCTCGGTGGCAGGAACTGCCTGGCGTCAGTCTACTCGCTACCCGTAGTAGATCAAGCGTCGCCGTCTTCGTTCGGCTCACCGGGAGCGAACTCCTCACCCGGCTCGTACGGCAGGATCATCGCGCCCGTCCGGGCCGACAGCGCCTGGAACAGCACCTCCGCGACGATGCCGCGCTGGTCCTCGGGCACGATCTCCGCGTGCCTGACCCGGAGGGTCATCGTGGTCTGGTCCTTGTCGAGGTTGAGCTTGTTCTCGAACCCGGACATGAGCGCGACGACGAGGAACGTCTTGCGCTGACCTTCGCCGAGCAGCTTCTCAGCGTCGATCAGGCCGTTTTTCTCGTCGTCGGGTAGCGCCCCGGCGAGCTTGATGATCATGCGAATACCCCCAGTTCGGCGATACTGATCCATGCTCCTGGCACCCGTTGTGCGTGCTGATGACCGCCAGGGTACACCGCTGCGCTGAAACATTCGACGACTTGGCAGTCATCCTTCCAGACGCCCGCGTCGGTGATCGCGTCCTCGGTGGCCCTGACCAGGTGACTCAGGTCCCCGGTGGCGCGAGTCGCCGGGCGGGCCGGCGCAGTCGGCTTGAGCCTGCGCCGGTTCTTCCCGGTGCCGTAGTGCGACGTGGGGCGGGCGAACGTGAACACGACGTACAGCAGCACCGGCCCTTCCATCGGCTCCCACTTCTCCGCCTGCTCCCCCGTGGCGTCACCGATCGCCAGCTCGGCTGACTCGACGACCGCGCCCCGGTACGACTTCACGCCCGCCGCGCTCGACTCGATCATGTACGGCTTGCCGCTCTTGCTGACACGGGGCCGCTTGCTCCCCTGCGGTGCGGGGCGGGCGTGAACGGTGAACTCCAGCACGGGGTCACCCCTTGGCGGGCTCGGTGAACTCCGTGCCGCCGCCGGTCCTCTCGGCTGCGTCCCAGTGGCGGCGCAGCGCCTCCAGGGCACCGAAGTTGCCGTTCGCCTTGACGTCGGCCAGGTACGCCGCGAACGCCGTCAGCGCCACGGTGTCAGGGCCGCCCGCGTCGATCGCGGTGTTCAGGGCGGTCTCGGTGGTGCCCGCCCACGTGCCCAGGCTGAACATGTCCTTGTTCGTGTGCCGTGTACCCATGACTCTCCCTCTACTGGTTGTGCGTCGAATGTACCTTACCCGCCGTCGCCCTCCGGCAACAGCGGTACCGTCCACTCAGGACGGTGGTCATAGTTGGCCACCCAAGGCCACGTCGTGCCCAGCGGGCGACTCCGGGTGATCCAGTTTGGCCAGCGGCGCTCCTCGTCACGCTGACCCTTGAACCAGGTCCAGTCCAGGGCACCGTGATCACCGTCGTGCTTTTTGATGGCGTAGTTCAGCGACACGCCGAACTCGCACCACTTCGCCCACAGGTTCGTGCCCTCCGGCCGCATCTCGCGCTTGCCGCCACCAGCACCGTACGGGGCGTGCTCCTCCAGCCACAGCGCGACCCCGTAGTCCTCTCGCATCCGGTCCCAGAACGCAGCGAGCAGCGCGTACGACTCCAGGTCCGCCTTGACGCCCCAGATCATCTTGTAAATCGGGCCGGCCACCACGAGCTGAGCCCGCGTCCGCTTAATGAGCTGCGCCATGCCGTACGCGTCACGCGGCGAGGTGAGATTCATCCCGCCCGGCTTGTGCAGCAGCGTCAGGTTCTTGCTGTCCCACCCGCCGTACGCCTGCGCCAGGCCCCGGAACGTTCGGAACCGGCGCTGGACGATGTGCTCCGGGTTTTCCCCGTCCACGACCAGCACCCGCAGCGGCTCCATCGGCTCGAAGGAGAACGGGTGCGCCCCGGCTGACGCAGCGAATCCCACCTGGAGCCCGAGAATCGACTTGCCGCTCCCCTCCGGTCCCACGACCATCGCCCGCTCCTGCGGGTACAGCAGATTCGGGATCAGCGGCTCCGATGTGGGCTTCTCCGCATCGCAGACCTCGTCTGCGGTCAGCCCTTGCATGTCGAAGTCGATAGCCGTCGTCAGCGCCCGGTCAAGCAGCGTGTGACCCCGGCCGATCATCGTCGCCTCGTCCACGTCGCCCTGCCGCGCCTCGCTGATCATCCGGCTGCCGACACTGATCAGCGCCCGTCGCGTGGCACAGCGACGCACGATCTTCGCGTACACCACCGCCCAGTCAGGGATCACCTGGAGGCCGGCCAGGTCAGCGATGTAGATCCCGTCGCCGCCGATCGCCCGCAGGTCCCCGTTCTCCGTCATCCACGCGACGATCGTCACCGGGTCGATCGGCTCACCAGCCGCCATCATCAGCACGAGCGTACGGAAGATCACCTGATGACCAGGGCGAAAGAAACTTCCCTCGTCAACGATCTCCGCTGCCTGCTCGACGGCTGACGGGTGCAACATCATCGCCGCCAGGGTGCGGCGCTCGGCCTCGATGTCGTGGATCGGCAGCTCGTCGTCAGTCATCGCTACCGAACCCGCTCTCTGGCGTGGCGTAGCCCGGCCGGTCCCACGGCGGTACGCCAGCCTGATCGTCATCGCCGTCGTACTCGTCATCCCAGCCGCCGTCATTGAGCCACGTCGCCGGGTGCTTGGTGAACTTCGACCGTCCGGGTTGAAGCTGGTGCTCGGCGTACACCGCAGCAGCCGAGATGATCACCGTCACCTCGGCCGCGTCCTTGCCCTTGACTGCCTTCGCCCATGCCCTGATTGCTCGCTGCTTGGCGACTCGGCGGGGGTAGACCGCCCAGAAGTCATCGAAGCGATCCGATACTGAGCTTGACTCAGCGTTGACCATGTTCATGGGTTGGGTTGGGTTGGGTTGGGTGCTATTGGGGTCAGATGGGGTACCCCATGTTGACCCCATGTTGACCCCATTAGAATCAGCATCGAACAGTGTCGGTCCCCATCGTTTGTCGGCCCCGCGTTTCCCCGCCTTGGACATCGCCTCACGAGCGTCGAGCTGCTGCCACTTGCGGTAGTTGCGGAACTGCCAGCCGTCGTCCTCGGCCGGCTCCCACAGTCGCACCTGAACAAGCAGGTCCGCGAGTGCCGCCGTCCGGTCGCCTGCGAACGTCTCGGCAACTTCGGCGGGGATGATGCCCTGCTTGCCGTGTGCGTGGGTCCATGACAGGCAGAACGTCCACAGCCCGGCGGCGGCGAGCCCGTCCGGGTGCCGCAGCAGTCGCATCGCCTTCAGGTGACCGTAGAGCTGGTCATCTACTCGCGCCCAAGACATCAGCGTCGCCTCGGATGCGGACTGTCGTTCCCGGCTGCTATCGTGTGCACGAGAACTCCTTCCGTTGGGTAGCTCCTCGGGTTGAGTGGCTAAGCGTCTCCTTGGCCGGCGATCGCTTACCGGGCCGGGTTTCCTTCGGGAGCCCGGCCCGACTCATGTCGTTTTGTGCAGCTCACCCTACTCGCGCCTGTTGCACCTGTGTAGAGGACGCGCCACCTCGCCCCGGCGGCGGCAGGAGCGCCTGAGACGGCCTTGGACCACTCGCGTAGACAATCACTCGCGACGATCCCACGGGGCCGCCAGCGGCGATAACCGCTAGTCCGGCAGTTTAGATCTGCTGCGGCGATGCGGGTTTGTCTCGGTTGTCCCGGTTTGCGTTCCGGGTGGTAAATAAAAGGTGAGAAAGGCGTACATGGCCTCTTTACATCGCACCCGTTGTGAGTGACACTGGTAGTGAGAGAGCAGATCACGACCAGAGGGAGCGTCATGAACGCCACGCAGACCAGCCTAGACATCCAGAACCGCCTCACCTGGGCGCGCCTCAACGCAGAAGCGTACGACAGCATGATGACCGCCCCCGTCGTGTACACGACCCCCGAGTGGGACGCGTACCGCTACGCAGAAGCGCACATGTGAAGTCGTCGCAGACCACGCCCCCCGGCTCAGCGCCGGGGGGTATCTTTTTGTACAGCACGTGTTTACATCTCACGGGTAGTGGGTATGATGTGAGTGAGAGCTACAGAGAGAGATGATCACCCGTGAACACGACCGCACGCGAACCCAGCCGCATCGTCAACATCCTGCTCACGCCCGTCGCCGCCGTCATCAGCCTCGTCGAGCTGACCCTGCCGAAGTCCGAAAGGGGCGGGCAGCTATGACCGCCGCTCACGTTCAGCCCGAAGCGCCGGTAGAAGTCTGCTGGCTGCTCGACGTCCGCCGCTACGGGCATCGAGACGGCGAACGAGCTTCACGCCGAGGACGCGTCATGAGCACCTCGGCGACCGCTCGCACCTGGACCGCGACAATCGCGTACGGCGACCAGATCACGTTCCCCTGCTGGACAAGCCGCGAGACCGTCACCGCTGACCTCAGCGAGAACGACCTACAGCGCGACCAGGCGTACGTTGCACAGCTAGAAGCGACCCAGTACCTCCTGGCCGGTGCCGCCACGAGCGCGTACGTGCAGCTTCACAAGACGACCAAGAGCGGCACCCGGAACGACCGGGGATTCGCCATGGACCTGTGGGACGCGGAGATATTCGCGCTGCGGCACGCGACCCGCCGCAGCACGCAGATCACCCCGCGCCCGGTTATGCCGCACCCGGACGAGCGCGTGCTATTCGGCAGCACCACAACGAACCGCGAACTGCGGGACGCGCTTAGGAAGGACAAGTCATGAGCGCGCAGCGGCAGGTTCAGGTGCAGCGCCAGCGCTCGCGCCCGAGCGACGCGAAGCCAGTCCGCCAGTCGTATTACGACCCGCAGGTCCGCGCCGCGAAGCTCGCGGCAGCGCGCAAGAGCACCGAGCGTAAGGGACAATGATCGTGATGACTATGACGCCTCACGAGCCGACCGCAGCCGAGCGCGCGGGCACCGCCGCGACGCTGACAGCTCTCGACACCTGCGACCGCTGCGGCGCTCAGGCTTTCGTGCGCTTGACGCTCGACGGCCACACGATCGATTTCTGCGCGCATCACTTCGCTGAGCACGACCTCGCCCTGCACGTTAAGGGCTGGGTCATCACGGCTGACGACCGTCAGAGTCTGTCGTGATCATCGCCGCCGGGTGCGTGCTCGCGTTCATCGCGATCAGCGGCCTGCTGATCAGGCACGGCCGGCGCGGGCGTCGCGGGCTGATCTGGATGATGCGAATGCACGACGACGACGAATCGTTACCCGGCCGTGACCTGCTCCCGGTCGGGAGAGGCTTGTTCGATTAACGCGCTGGCGCTGGGCGAATCCCCAGCGCCAGTTTCTTGTGTGACCAGTGCTGACCGATGGTTGCTCCCGCTGGTGTCGCCCTGGGAGCCGCGTGCCGCTGTTGCACGGTGCGTGACGACGGGTGACACTGAGGTAGCCGTACATTACCTGTTTACTTCGCACCCGTTGTGGGTAAGAATGAGTACAGCACCAACAAGTGAATCGCCAGCGTCGCTGTCATCGTCAAGTGCCAGCGACGTGACGCCACAGGGAGAGAGCACGAGATGACCACCACGACCAGCGCGAGAGAACGCAAGACGACCGAGGAAATGGTCGCCGGGATCCGCCGTCAGATCCGCGCGCTCGAAGTTCGCGGACTCGACGAGGACCCCTGGGTCGCCCGCGACATGACCGACCTCGCCGACGAGCTGAATGCAGCAGCCGGGCGCACCGTCGCCCGCCTCCGGGCAGCCGGGTACACGTGGGCTGACATCGGTCAGTCGTTCGGGCTCACCTACCAGGCAGCGTGGAAGCGCTGGCACAGCGAGGTGACCTCATGAGCACCACGAGCAGCGACCTCCGGGCAGGCAAGCTGATCCGGGACATCCGCAGCAGCACCCGCGCCCTCGAAGCCCTTGCGGCATCCGAGGACCCGTGGGTTGCTGCTGAGATGGTCAAGCTCGCGCACGAGCTGGAAGCCGCCGCCGACCGCACCGTCGCAAGGCTGCGCGCAGCGAAGTACACGTGGGCTGACATCGGGTACGCGTTCGGGACGACCCGGCAGGGAGCGTTCAACAGGTGGGCCAAGAGCCCGCTCGACGGCAGCACGTCATGAGGGCCGGGGGCGAGCACCGTGGCAGCGCAGCGTCGCGCCGCGTCCGCAAGCAGTGGATGCTGAGCACGTACGGCGACGGGCGCACCTGCCCGTGCGCTCACTGCTCAGCGTCGCTTACGTTCGCGACCGTCGAAGCGGACCGCATCGTCCCCGGAGCGTCGTACAGGCGCGACAACGTGCAGCCCTCCTGCCGGAGCTGCAACCTCGCCCGATCAAACAACACGAAGTGGAGCTACACGTCATGCGAGTCGTAACAGTCAACACGAAGCAGGGAATCGTCGTCATCAGCAGCGAGAGCGTCACCGTCCCGCGCAAGATGCTGGGCAGCCTCAGCGCGTTCGGGCTGGGCAGGGAGATCCCGTTCAGCGAGATCCACTCCGTCTCAGTCGGCGGGAACAACAAGCAGTACATGACCGGGAACCGGGCGGCGGGTGCTCTCCTCACCGGAGGCGTCGCGCTGCTCGCGCCGACGAAGATCCGCGGTGAGCTGGTCATCGGCCTCAAGGACGGCGAGGTGCTGTCGTACCAGCTCAAGCGCGGTGACGCGAAGCGCCCGCAGACGATCGCGATGGCGTTCGACGCTCGCGGCGTGACGGTGGTGTGACGACATGATGACCAAGCGGATGCTGATCAGGCACCTACAGGAAGACGGCGGCGACCTCGACGCGGAGGTTCAGATCTACGTCTGCGAAGACGGGATCCAGGGATGGTCCGAAGTCAAGTCGGTCGGCCGGCTCGGCGGGAGAGCCGATGACGAGATGGTTCCGACCGTCATCGAGATGGGCGACTGCATCGCAACGAGCGACGCGACCGACGAGGAACAGGCGATGGACGAGGCGAACACCGTCCCGTGGCACAGCGTCCCGGCCGGGTTCAACCCCGTGACGGGCCTGAGGCTCTAGTCATGGCGATCCGGTACATGAACGAGTCGGCGTACAGCGCGACGATCGAGGAGATCTGGGGGCCGGTCGGGTGGGACACCGTTAAGGCGTACGCGCGGCGGCACGACATCAGTTGGTGGGACGCCGACATCATCCTGAACGGGACACCGACGACATGAGCACGACCGAGGAAAAGGCCGCGTACTGGCACGCAGCCGTCTCCGTGATCAGGGACGTTGAAGACGAGATGGAAGAGACGCTGGACACGCTGATGATGGCCCGCACCAGCCCGCTACTCGCCGCCAAGATCGAACGGTGGCGGGACCTGCTGATCAGCGTGTGCCCGTAAGACGAGAGCGGCGGGGGCCGCCGACCAAAGCGACCCCCGCCAGAGAGAGTGAGATCACGACGGTCATCGCGAACACACAGAGCACGAGCATAGCGCATGAGCAGCAGTAACAGCCGCACCCTCACTCACCACTAGTGGGGTAGAGTTCAGAGCAGAGAGAGAGCCGAGGATCATGACCAGTCCGCAGAGCACGTTCCCGATCGAGGCCGCACCCGAGCCCCGTATCCCCGCCCGGCACGCGCGGCGCCGTCGCGTCTGGCCGGTGCGCGTCGCGATGGGCGTGGCGCTCATTGTCACCCTGTTCATCGGTGTCGCCATCGGGGCGGGCAGCCCCGCACCGGCACCCGCAGCGGTGACGCACAGCGCCCCGGCCGCGATCGCGCCGAAGCCCGCAGCCCCGGTGGAGCCTGCGGCAGTGCCGCCCGTACCAGGTGCCAGCTCAGCTACGCAGCACGCGATCGCTGAGCTGTGCCGCACCGTGTCTGTCGGCAACGGCTGATAATACAGACCTGGGCCGGGCACCTCGCCCGGCCCGAGAGGAGAGATCATGACAAGCAGGACATGGGAAGACGACGCACGGGAGTTCGGTGTGCACGTGCGGCAAGGCGGCTGGCGGCTAGGGCTGCTAGTCGCGCGGCGCGTCGAGCCCGGCACCGGGCAGGGAGAGAACGTCGGGGCAAAATACCCGAAGTCACAAACCGGACAAACCGACAAGGTGTCCGCCTCGACGTTCGCCAAGGCAGCGGGCACAGACCAGCATCGCGTGATGCGCTACTACCGCGCCTGGCACGCGGCGGCGATCGCCGGTCTCGTGCCGCACCCCGGAGACCTCCAGCCCAGCGAAGACCCGCCGCTCGACGTCGAGCGACTGCCCGACTGGAGCGAGTTCTACCCGCCCGGCGACGATCACTTTCTGCGGAAGTCCCCGGAGGAGCGGGCGCGCCTGGAGGCGATCGCCGTCGAGCACGGCACCACCGCCGCGCAGATCACGCGAGTGTCTTCCGCGCCCAAGGCGATCGCCGCAGCGCTTGCGGCGAACCCGGAGCTAGCAGACACGGTGCTCGACGACCCAGCCGTTCAGCAGCACGTCACGCGAGCGCAGATCCGTCACGGTCAGGAGCGCATCGCGGAGGGCCACGAACGCGCCAGGCGAGCGAACGACGACCCGGCCATCGCCGGGATCAACGGCTCGCTGAGTGCCATGGGAGCCAGGCTCGCCCTCAGCAGGGCGTGCATCGACTTCGCCGAAGCCGTCGCGGCTAACCTGCCGGGGGCAGGGGAGCTGAAGGGAACCGAGCTGATCATGTTCCCGCGCACCCTGGACAGGGCCGCTAACGCGCTCACTGCTCTACGGGAGTGGATCGAGTCAGGCACCAGCCCGGATGACGAGCTGGCGCAGATACTCAAGGACGGGGACAACTCATGAGCCGCGCCGCCGACTGCATCCACCTGATCGACGCCCAGTGGTGCGCCGACTGCAACCCGGCAGCCGGCCCGGAGTCACCCCTGGAGGGGTGGATCAACGACGTGTTCGCGGTGATCCCGACTGACGGGGAGCAGCCGAAGTCGCGCGACGTCATCGCCCTCGAATCGGGTCACACCCTGCACGAGACGGACACGGCGGTAGCGGCGATCCGTGAGCGTCACCCCGATCTGCCGCTCGTGAGCGACCGCAACGGGCTGCGGTTCACCCTGGATCACCTCGACCTGGTGAAGTACCAGCACGCGCGGGCGTCGCAGGCGCTCACGCTCATGCGGCGCATGTTCCGTGGGGCGCTCGTGCCGTACATGCTGCACACAGCAGACCCGTCAGAGGTCCGGCGGGCGCAGCGGCAGATGGAGCGGCTGCTAGAGGACATGGAGGAGTTCGTCTGACAGAGGCGGCCGCTAGGTTGTGAGGGGCCGGGGCGACCCGGCCCCTTCTCTGTACCCGTAGTGGGTGAGAGTGTAGAGTGATCCAACTCAACGACGAGTAGGAGAGTGAGGCAATGACCGCACGACTGATCATGAGCCAACCGGAAATCGACCGTGACCGCGCCCGCTGGTTCGTCGAGCGGCGCAAGGGAATCGGCGCGAGTGAGATCGCCGCCGTCCTCGGTCTCGCCCCCGAGTCGTACGGCAGCGCGTTCGCGTTGTTCACCGCTAAGCAGAGCGGCTTCGACTGGGACGAGGACAACGACAGCAAGCTGTGGGGACGGTTCGTCGAGCCGTACGTCTCTGACGTCTTCGCACGGAACTACCCGTCGCTGTCGCTGCTCGGCGGCGGCCTGTACCAGAGCGTCGAGCGCCCGTGGCAGCTCGCGACGTTCGACCGTCTCGCGTTCGACGTGGACGAGTGGGGCATCCGCAGCGATGAGCTGACCGAGGTCGAGGAACGGTACGCGCTGTCACGCGCGGTGCCGGTGCAGATCAAGTCCAGCGCCACCGAGGAGGGCTGGGGCGAGCCGGGGACGGGTCAGATTCCCGTCCACTACCGGGCGCAGTGCCTACAGGAGATGGACGTGGCCGACGCTCACGCCGTGTGGGTGCCGGTCCTGTTCCCGCCTCACAAGGTGGTCACGTACGTGATCCTGCGGACGCAGGACGTCGAGGAAGACATTCAACTGCTGCGCGAGGCGGGAGAGGAGTTCATCATGCGTCTGATGAACGACGACCCGCCGCCGATCGACTGGACGTCGGCAACTGCGGCCGCACTTCGCACACTGCACCCGGTCAAGCCGAGCACCACGGCGGAGATCCCGAAGTTCCTCGCGAAGCGCTACCGCCGCGCGCAGCTCGCCAAGAGCGTGTCGAAGCAGCGGCTCAAGCAGGTGGAGAACGAGATCCGCGGCCGGATAGGCGGCGCTGACCGTGCGGTCGTGAAAGTCGCCGGCCGGGACATGACGGTCCTTACCCGGCGGGTGTCGCACCCGGAGCGAGTGGACATCGGCCTGCTGCGGCAGCAGCGCCCGGAGATCGCGAAGGAGTTCACCAAGACGGGCACCGTCGATGCCCTCTATCCGGGGAAGTACGCGAAGTGACGCGAACCATCTGGGAGCGGACGACGCCGTACGGGCTGCTGAAAGCCGCGTGGCCTGAGCCGCAGGACATCTACGCGGCTAACGGGGTGGAGCCGGTGGCGCGGGTACTGATGCAAGATCCCCGGCCGCGCATCACCCTCGACGGCGTGGAGATCACCCGCAAGCGCGCCGATCAGATCATCAGGGCGATGGTGCCCAAGGCAGAGGAGAAGCCGTGAGGAAGGTATTCCGCTACCAGGTACCCATCGACAGCACGGTTCACATCATCCCGCTGTCAGGCCCCGTGGTCGCGGTAGGCGAAGGTGGGAACCCGGAGAGGTGGCTGGAGTTCTGGGCTGAGCACTTCGACGGCGTTAAGGCGATGCCGCGCGCATTCCAGATCTACGGCACCGGGCAGCCCGTCCACGATGATGCCGGGTACGTCGGCACCACTCCCCGTGACCCGACCGGCGGCATATGGCACCTGTACGAAAGGGGCGTGAACTGATGTGGGCGAGTGACGCCGAGTTCAAGATTCAGGCGGAACTCACCAAGGCGTACGGCAAGCACGGGCGGGAGCAGTGGGGACGCCATGAGTTCTACGCGATCCTCAAAGAGGAAGTCGATGAGCTGTGGGACGCGATCAAGGGCGACGAGCCGCTAGCTCGCGTTCACGCTGAGGCGATCCAGGTCGCCGCCGTGGTCCGCAGGTACCTGGAAACCGGCGACAGATACGGATGGAAGTGACGTCATGACAGCAGAGACGATCAAGGGAGCGGTCGCGGAACGCAAGAGCACGCCTGCGCCCGCCCCGGCCCCCGATGCGGCGCTCGCGCTGCGCGGCGGCGAAACCTGGTGGTCACCACGGCAGCTCGCCGCTCTCAAGGGGATGGGCATCAAGCACGCATCCCCGGAGGAGCTGCTGGTGTTCCTGCACTACTGCCAGAAGACTGCCCTTGACCCGTTCAGCAAGCAAATCTACCTGCTGGAGCGCCGGTCGAAGAACCAGCAGACCGGCGAGTGGGAGTACCAGCAGACGATCGTGATCGGCATCGACGGCTACCGTGTCGTCGCGCAGCGCGCGGCGAAGCGCGAGGGCGTGCACCTGTCATACGAGGACACGGTGTGGTTCGACGAGAACATGGCCCACTATGAGATCTGGCTGGCGAGCACGCCCCCCGCCGGGGCCAAGGTCACCGTCATGAAGCACATGGATGACGGGACGAAACTCCCGTACCCCGGAGTCGCCCGGTTCACGAGCTACGCCGCGTACGCGAGGGGTCACCAGGGTGACGCGGCTTACCTCCAGTCGCAGTGGGCCGTGATGGAAGACCACATGATCGAGAAATGCGCGGAGGCGTTCGGGCTGCGCAGGGCGTTCCCGAACGACCTCGGCGGCACGTACTCAGAAGAGGAAGTGATGCAGCAGCAGGAGCCGTTGGGGAACCCGCCGAAGATGGAACCCTATGCTCGCGACGCGGAGAGCGACGATGAGGGCGTCATCCCCGGCGGGGTAGACACAGACACGGGTGAGCGCACCGACCCGGCAGCGTCCGATTCTCGGCCGTCTGGCGGTACGCCTGAACCCGAGCACGACAAGCCGAAGCTCAAGCCTGCCGGGGTGCGGGAACGGCAGCGGGTCAACGCCCGGTTGCACGCGACGTTCAGTGAGCACGGCATGGGCACGCAAGCGGACGCCGACGCCCGGCGCGGCGTCATATGCATGCTGCTGAACCTCCCCGCTCCGGTGCCCGCCGCGCAGCTCGACGACAAGCAGCTCAGCGCGGCGCTCACGGCGCTAGAGGGCGTGGTCAAGGCCGAGCAGGACAACCCGCAGACCGAGGGCGGGACCAACGTCGCGGCGGTGCTCCGCGAACTCGCCGCAGCGGGGATGGCGAAGTCATGAGCGCGACCTGCAACATCCGGCAGGTGCAGATCGACGCCGGTTACGACTTCGCGGTCCTCTGCGGCAACCACGCCGTCGTGATCTTCCGCGTCGAGTGCCCGAACGGCCACACCCACGACTCGGCGGTATGCGAGTACCACCGGGCGATCATCATGGCGAACCGCGCGGGCAACGAGAACTACTGCGGCGCGTGCGCCCAGGACGGCAACGACCACGTGGTAGTGACATGGCGGGAGATTGACCATGAGCAGCAACATCGCGCATGACGTCCTCGTACGTGACGACGGGCGCTGTTTCAAGTGCGGCCGCATCGTCATGAACGGCCCTCACTCGTGTCATCACCGCAAGCTCAGGTCAGCGCTCGGCAGCGACACACCCGAGAACAGGATCACGCTTTGCGGATCGGGGACGACCGGGTGCCACGGCGAGGTGCACAACAGCCCGCGAGCGTCACGCGCTGACGGGTACATCGTGTCGCGGTACAGGGAGCCGGAAGACATCCCGGTGAAGCACTGGGAACGCGGCTTCGTGTTCCTCACCGAAGACGGCGACATGCGCGACGAGGAGAGAGATGACGACTGAGGGCAACTACATCGTGATCCGGCAGGCACCGAACCTGCCCGATGAGGACATGCCCGAGGGCCTGGACGGCGTCTGGTTCGACCTCAGCGGCTGGCCGGTGCCGGGACCGTTCGTGACGTCACTGAACCCGGTCGGCACCATCGAGGAGTACGACTGCCACGCGACGTTCGCTGTCTACCCGACCGGGGAATTCGAGTTCAGCAGCACCGGCAGGTGCGCTGAGGTCTGGGAGATGCGACCGCTGTGAACATCACCGTCCAGCACACGAGAAAGATCACCGCGACACTGGGCGACGGTGACTACCACCCGCAGATCAGCGTCGGCCGCAAGCGAGTCAAGGTGTACCTCGTCGAGCTTGAGGTCAGCGAGGACAAGCACGACTTCAACCGCATCTACTCGGTGCTCGCCTACGGGCGGGCAGGCGGCGGCACGCGAATCTCGTCGATCGCTATCCCTCCCCTTCTCCACGGGATCATCGAGAACATGATGGCGGCACGGTGACGTGACCAGCGACGGCGACGACGTAGAGGACTGGGACGTTGACCCGGAGGCGATGATCGGGATGGTCCGCCTCCACGTCCGCACGTGGGTGAACAACGGCTCGCTCAGCGACGCCGACACCGCGTCGCTCGTCAAGTACGTTGACCTGCTCGACGAATGGATGTCATCGGGCAGGGAGCCGCCGCTGTCATGGCAGTGCCCCGACGACTGGGGTGACTACGCGCCGCCGCGCCCGATCGAGGACGTGGAGCTGCCCCCGTACAACCCACTCGACTAACTACCCGTAGCGAGTAGACTGAGAGTGCACGGCGAACAGAGAGAGAGTGATCATCATGACCATGACCGCGACCGAAGAGACCCCGCATACCTGCCCGCAGGGCCCGCTCTGCGCATACTGGCACTCGACTCACTACAGCGTCGAGGACCCCGGCGGCTGCGTGCACGACTCCTGCATGGGGATCGTCCACGACTTTCAGTGCCGCGCCTGCCAGGACGAGGTGAACGACGCCGACGCCAATGATCTCGCGTACTGCGTCAAGCACGGCTACGTCGCGGTCAGCGACAGCGGCTCAACCAGCGGCTTCGCCGGGGGCACCGTCAACTGGGCCCAACTCGCCTGCGGGTGCTTCGACATGGACGAGACCGGAGACATGGAGGCAGCGCGATGACCGCTGTCAACCCGGTGCCGCAGCCGACGCGCAGCGCACCACCCGTACCGCCCGAGTGGGGAGCGGCGCTCGCTGCTGAGCTAGCAGCTCTCGACGGGCACATGGACGAGCACCAGTGGGAGTACGGCCATTCGCTCGCGGAGCATCTGGTGAGCATCCACGGGTGGACCGTGCTCACCGAGGAGTGGGACGACGCGCTGCTGCTGCGCGCGATGCACCGCGTCGGCCACGAGACGGAGCGCGAGTGCCTTACCAACGGGCTCCGCGAGGTCGAGGCAGACGCCAGGGCAGCGGCGGCCCGGTGGCCGTTCACTACTGAGTGGCTGACTCCGGGCGAGATGAACCCGGACTGGGAAGGTGATCGCCAGTGACCGGGCGGCACGCCGCAGCGCAGGAGATCGACACCGCCCGAGGGCGACTCGACGCCACGCTGCGGATGATCGCGCAGGTCGTTCAGCATCACATCATCACCGGCCCCGAGCAGCCGCTCATGCCGACCGTCCCGGTCGATATCCGGCTGATCGAATCGCAGCCGGTGACGCCGCTCGTGACGCAGATCCGCGTTCACGTCTCCGGGGAGCACCGGCCGCGGTACTTCACCGTGGAAGTCAGGGAGGGAATCTGATGTATCTGAGCATCACGCTACTGGTCATCGGAGCGATCGTCACGGCGAACACGTTCATGGTGATCGCGAGCACCGGCAAGGAACGCGAGCCGTACACGCCCGCTCAGGTCGCGGGCATCACGGCGCTCAACGCGGCGATCGTCGTCTTCGTCGTGCTCGCCGCAATGCGACTGGGGATCTGAGATGCACTTCAACTTCAACGCTACGGGCTGGTTCGCCGCTATCGTCATGGTCGCGCTGCTGTGGGCGCTGGTGAGCGCCGCGCTGATCCTGTCGGGAACACTCGTCTGGAGCATCGCGTGATCGTCGCGATCGGCCCGAAGTGGCCCGGACTGATCATCATGAGCTGGATGCTCAGCGTGTTCTGCCCCGGCTGGAACATCGACGACGACGACGTCCGCGAGGCAGTCTACGGGTACGCCAGCACCCTCGTGCTGCCGAAGAACCAGCGACGCGAGTACGAGGGCATCTGGGACACGTACTACGCAGCACGCGGTTACCCGTCGAGCAAGCCGCCGATGACGAGCCTGCCGCCAACGGCAGCGGAGACGAGATGGATGACCACCGAACCATCAGGAGGGTACTGACATGCGCAACTACCAGCTAGGCCGGCAAGTCGTCACCAAGGCAGAACACGACCCGGAGCACTTCAGCATGAGTACGTGGGCGAGCCCGGCATACGGCGCGTGCGGCATGACCGCGTGCCTCGGCGGCTGGGCGATGATCCTCGCCGGTTACAGCTACGTAATCGACTGCAACGACGAGATCCTGTTCTACCGCCCGGACGGGTCGCTGGTCCACGGCGGATACGCCGACGAGGTTGAGGAGCTTCTCGGCTTCACCCCGGCCGAGCGCAAGGACCTCGGCTCCTTCGGCGGGGAGGTGTGGTTCGACACCAAGCACGGGCTGGAGCGGTTCCGTGCCATGGTCGAGGCGAGCGAGCGCGAGACCGCGCTGTCATGAGCACGATGACCGAGGGCGACTGGCGCGGGGAAGTCACCACAGACGGCGACGAGCGCTGGCACACCAACACGCTGCGGTTCCCCACCAGGGACGCGGCACTGGAGTACGTCAGCCGCCTCGCCCGCAGGTGGATACTCGTCACCCGCTGGCGTGCCGTCGACGGGAGCATGCCGTTCGACCAGGCGTACGAGCCGGGGTCGCAGGACGGCGAGTGGTGACCGCCGCCGAGCAGGCTCCGGGCATAAGTTCGTCGCTGCGCGAGCGCGTCGGCCGCATCCTCGTTCACGTCCCCGGCTGGGTCGAGGCGAAGATCTGGGGTTACATCGCTGAGGCGTACGACGAGGGACTGACCCGGCCTAGCGGGTACGACCCTGACCCGGATCACCCCGGCTTCAGGCGCGACGGGTACGCGACCAGGGAGGACTAGTGAACGAGCACATCCTTCGTACTCTCGCGCACATCCACCTCCTAGAGGTGCGCGCGTTCCGCAAGGTGACGCACAGCGGCGCGCAGCGCGCAGTCACCGAACTCAGCGAAGCGCTCCGCAGCATCGAACCGGAGAACATCAGGCGCTACTGCCTCACGTGGGCGGAAGAGAGATTCACCAGTGAACTCAGCAATGGAGAGGGCCAGCATGAGGTTCCGTAAGCCGGGCACACCGGTCACACCCGAGCAGATGATCATCCGCGAGCTGGTCTGGGCGCAGATCACCGACAAGCCGGAATCGCTCGACATGGGCGACTGGGAGCGCCCGTCCGAGGGACTGCTGGACTCGGACAAGTGCGAGACGACGCGCTGCCTCGGCGGGTGGGCGCAGTGGTTCTACCGGGGCTACGTCGACCTCGCGACAACCGAGGAGGACGCGGTTGAGGCGATGGGCCTGAGCTGGGAGGAGTATTACCCGCCCTCACTCGGGGTGCGGCTGTTCTACTGTCACGAGGGTGAGGCCGTGGAGCAGATGCGCAGGCTGGCGCGCGCCGGGTGAGGGACCTGATGGCGACGCCGAATCGCGTCAAGATGCTCGCGAAGCGGATGGGCTTCGACGTGGCCCCCGCGTCCGGGCTGCTCGGCACCGAGACAAGCGGCTGGTACGTCATCCGCGCCAGCAAGACGGCAGCCCCGGTCGAGGTGTACTTCCGTCGTGCGAGCGGCGAGTCGGCGTGGCTCTGGAGCTGGGCGTGCCACCGTGTCCACTGGAGTGACCCGATCGCGAAGAACAACGGCGGCCAGCCTGAGCTGGCCACGTTCACCGCGTGGCGCGCGTACATGTCGCTGCTCGCCACGGTCATCGCGTAGAAAAGCTGCGGCCCCCGTCTCGCACCTGCCCGAGACGGGGGCCGCGCCATGTGGTGATCAGGCGTGCTGGACGACTACCGCTGCTGCCCCCCACCAGTCGTTGGTGAGCTGCCACGATGACGTTTGCGCTGAGCCGGTTGCGGGTGCGATGCCTCCTGCGGTGTTGCCCGCCCCGGTGTTGTTGTCTTGAAGTTCGCCGAACTTCTGGACGAGTGGTGACACCACTGCGCCGATCTGGGACCCGTTGGCTACGAATTCGCCCATCAGGTCACTGGAGCTGGACGCGGTGTTACTCACTGAGCTGAGTGCGCTTGAGCCCCAGTTGATCGCGTGCGCGCCGAACGGGGTTACCTGGTTGACTCCGGTGAATGACTCGCTGCCGCCGGTCATCTCCTGTACGGTCCCGGTGCATCCGGTGACGGTCGCGGTGATCGTGTTGGTTCCGGTGGGCGGGTTGACCAAGCCCCAGACGGTGAGTGCGCCGGCACGCTGGTTGTCGTCGTGCACGGCGGTGATCTCCGACATGGACGTTGTGCCGTCCTTGACTACCGGGGCGCACCCCGCGTCGTTGTTATCTCCCACCGTAAAATCTACGACGATCGCACGGTTAGACCCGGAGACGACTTGCGTCCAGGTGAGCGCAGACGAGCCTGCGTGCTTCGCACCGCCCGCTGAGTCGTATGCGACCACTGACCCGGTGGAGCTGGTGGTGAACTGCTGGTCTGCGCCAAGAGTCGTACCGCCGCTGTTCGTCGCCTCCAGGCGGAAGTGATACGTCGTACTAGCGGTGAGCCCGGTGAGCCCGGCGCTCTCGTTCACGGCTGTGGTGCCCGACCCCGCGTCACCCGCAGTCGTCGAGCTGCCGTAGCTGGTGGTGGTGCCGTAGTCGAACTTGTAAGAGGCGTCTGCCCCGTTCGGGTTGACGCTGCCGTTGAGCGTCGCCGCAGAGGTGGTTACCCCGGTCGCTGCGCTCGTTGTCACGGCCGGCGCTGACTGCGTGCCGCCCGTCGAGCCGCTAGGCAGCCCGGTTGCGTGGAAGCTGCCCCACACCGGGGCTGGCTGCGAGTAGTCCGTCTGGTACGAGCCGAACGCGAACTTGCCCGTGTTCATGTACGTGTTCAGCGTCGAGAGGTCCGACGCCTGGTCGTACATGACCGCGTTGCCCTGCGCCGCGTCCCCGGAGGCGGTAGCCCACTGGCCGACTGCGTAGTCAGCCCAGAACGCGACCTCACCGGACGCGTGGTGCTCGACGTAGCCGCCGTCCACTTCCGCGTTGCCGTTGGCCGCGAGGTTCGGGTAGCCGCCGCCGCTGCTGGCGATCGTTCCCTTTTCCCACGTCCCGTTCACCATGGTCATGAGCCCGTGCTCAACAGCTACGTCATGGAGCGTCTGCGCGAGCCCTGCCGCGCCGTCGTACCATGCCTGCTGGTTCGCAGAGCCGAACGATGACCAGTTGATGCCGGGGTACCAGCTCTTGGAGCCGAGGTCGTCGGCGAAGATCCCGCCGATGTGCGGGTTAGCCGCGACCATCGCCTCAAGGACACACCGGAACTTCGTCTGCTCCAGGCCGCCGCCGCCGTCCGCCGTGGTGCGGAAGTCCGCGAGGTTGTACCCGGTGCCGCTGTTGAATGACCCCCACTGCGGGATCGCCGCCCCGCACGACGACGACTGCCACAGCATGTCACCGTACGTGCCCGAGTTCGGCTGGATGACCATCGGGTCGATGTACGCGAGTACCGTCGCCCCGGCCGTCTCCGCGTTCTGCATGTTGGCTGACGGGAGCTGGCTCTGCCCGGCGATGATCAGCGCGCCCTGGTGCTGATAGGGGATGGCATTCGAGCCGTTACCCGAAGGCGGCTGGTAGTCGGTGATCGCCGGTTGACCCGGCTGGAGGGTGATGGTGCTCGCGTGCGCTGCCGTGCCGCCTGCTGCGGCGGCCCCGCATGACGCGGCGAGGACCACGGCGGCTGCCGCAGCGCATTTCTTCAGGCGTCTCATGCTGCCTCCTAGTCTTCGGTCTGCCGATCGTACGCCTGTCGCCGCCGCACCCTCGCAGCGTCCTCCTCTCACTAGTGGGGCGTGGACGCGCGGAGAGCAACGCTAACGGGATTAAGGGAGCTGCTGAGTGTCATCAGTCGCGATCGCGCCACCGGGGATTCTGGGGCCGAAACAGCTAGCCCGCTGGTTTAGACGAAACGGAGCCTGAGCCAGCAGCCAGCGGTGGGACACTGATCGTATGGACACCAACATCACAGCGCCCCAGCACCTCCCTGCGGACTTCCAGCTAGTACGCACGGGCGGTGCAGGCGGCAAGGTCATCAGGCTCCTGCAGTGGGCCAACGGCGACGGCTTCGCAGATTACGAGCACGTCCGCCTCTACCTCGGCCCCGGCCTCCACTCAGGCGCAGGGTGGGGATCGTTCTTCGAGGAGCAGCCCGGCGGCGCGGTCATCGCAGACCACCAGCTCGACGGCGACGGCCTGTTCTGGTCAACCGGGCGCATCACCCTCACTCACGAGCAGCGCGTCAAGATCTGCGCCGCCGCCCGCAAGTACGCGGCAGCGAAAACCGGGTACTCAGACCTCGACTACGCCGCCCTAGCCGCGAAACGGCTGAACATCCCGGCCCCCGGCCTCGACGCCTACATCAGGGCAACGGGCCACATGATCTGCTCTCAGGCGATCTGCCGCTGCTACTGGGACGGCGACGCGCCCCTGTACGACGACTGGACCGGCGACGAAACCCCCGCCGACCTGTACAACAGGATCACGCGGTGACGATCATCCCGGCGCACCTGCAACAGGCGACCAACCGCTACATCATCAACTACCCGGCGCACGGGCCGCGCGAGTCTGACCCTTACTACGCCGACTTCCACGCCTACAAGGCGCTCAGGCGCAAGGCCGGCACGTACACGTGTGACTTTGCCGTTGAGCACCGGCAGGGCGACACCAGCGAATGCGACCTGGTCAGCCCGCTGGAGTGCCATCACCGGCATATTGAGTTCGCCATGATGAACGGCGTTGACCTCACGCTGCTTGAACCCGACTACCCCGGCGTGAGCGCCATGGGCATCGGCAAGTGGGTTGAGAGCGCCGCGAACCTCATGCTGCTGTGCGTCGTCCATCACCGCACCGACAACGGCGTCCACAAGGTGAGCTACGCCGACTACGGCAGCAGCTTCTACATCCGCCGCCTGTTCAGAGCCGCTGCGCGTCCCGCGTGAGCTGGCGGCCCCACGCGTCCGCCTCAAGCTTGTCGAGGAACACCGTCAGGGTGGTCGACGCCGTGCGGATCGTCGCCGTGAGTTTCTGCTCGCCTGTCTCGGTCGTGGTGATGCCCGTCGTGAGGACGCTCGTCACCGGGGCGAGCAGGTGATTGGACATGTCCGCCGGGGCGTAGTCCCTGACCGGCGGGATGATCACCCCGTCAGGCAAACGGTGATCCGGCGGGTCACCGTGGAACGGTGGCTTGGCCCTCACCGGGTCAGATACCGCCCTCGTGCGTTGTGATCACCGGAGGCTCCGGTGCCGTCTCCGTCGCCGTGGCCGCCGGGGGGAAGGGGCCGGGCGTGAGTGTCACCTGCGCCCTGACCGGGATGACAAGCGGCCCGACGTAAGTCGGCTGCTTCGCGACGCCGAGCAGCCACCCGAACGCGGGCCACCGGCTCTCCAGGTACCGCGCCCCGGCATAGTAGACCGCGATGAACGCACCCGACAGGACCGGCGTCAGCGCAACCTCAGCGCTCGTGCTCACCGGCAGGCCCTTCGCGACCGCCCAGCCCGCGACCAGCCCGATCAGCGCCGGGGTGTACGTGCGGATCAGGGACACGATGTTGTTACTCAGGTTCATGACCTCTCCTACGCCGTGGTGAACTCAGTCCACCCTGACCAGGTACCGGACGACACCCGGAACCGGAACTTCGAGGCGGGCGCGACCGCCAGCGGAAGAGACGTCGCGCTCACCGTCTCCGTGACACTGAGCACCCAGCCGAACTTCGGCTTGTAATACTCAAGCTGCACCTCGTACGACGTGACGCCCTTCACAGCCGCCCAGGAGAGCGTCACCCTCGCGGCGGTCGACACGCTGACGCCCTTGAGCCCGGTCGGGGCAGGCGGCGGCACCGCCGGGGGCTTCGGCGGCGGCGTGATGATGACCGGCCCGGCGAGCTTGGTGAACGTCGCCTGGGTGCAGACGCCGGCCGCGACGCCGCGCTCACCGAAGAACGCCTGCGCGAGCGCGACCGCCCCGGCGGTGACCGGCCCGTAGTTTCCGTCCTTCGTGACCTGCGTCACCGGGATACCGAGCGCCGCAGCCCACTTGACCAGGTTCCCCTGGAGCTGCCACACGAGCCCGTTCGGCGCCGGGTCGATCATGCCCTGCTTGAGCGGGAACGTGAGCGCGGTCGCGTGACGCGGCCACTGCCCGAAGTCCGCGGCCATGCTCTCGTCCCAGTCGGCTGACTGCCCGGCGACGGTGACGCCGTTCTGCACCTGGCGTAGCTGCGCACGGGCGTCCCACTGCCCGCCTGACCAGGCGTACGTCTGCCATCCGTACGTGATCTTCCCGGCGTTGAACGCGCGGCTCAGCGGGTAGAAGCCGGCGTACAGCCCGACGCGCGCCTTGCCGATGACGCTGGCTGCCCCGTCGAGGTACGCGTTGATCGCCGCTTGCTGCGCCGCGCTCGCGTCGAAGTCCGCCGCGAAGTGGATCGGGTCACCCGTCATGCCGAGCGCCTTGACCTGCGCGTCGGCTGCCTGCGCGTCCGCGACCCCGGCCGCGAACCCGCTCAGCGCCCGGTTCGCGCTCGACTCCCACACCACCACGACCGCGAGACCCGCAGCGACCGCCGCGTTCTTCTCGGCTACCGTCAGGTTCTTGCTCGGGTCCGGGGACAGGTACCGGGCGATGAACCCGACACCGAGTGACTTCAGGGTGCTCATGTTCGGCTTCGGGTTGGACCAGGCGTAATCGATCCCGCGCATGCATGACTCCTTTTGGTTGACCGCCCCCAGTGTGCCACACCCGCCTAGTGATGCACGATCAGCGTGATGGCAATGTTCACGACGATCACCACGACGCTGACGACCACCCCGAGGATCACCAGGCGCGTGTTCATGCTGTCACGCTGCTCCGCGCGCTCCGCCGTCACCGCCGCCGTCCCGCC